CCTACATTAAAAGATGGGGTGTTAGGTAATGTTACCTTTCCAACTAAGCCGAGCTAAAAATGTCTAAAGCAAGAGAAATTGCAAAATTAGGCGAAGTAATGACCAATGGACAGATTGGTGGGCGAAGGAATATTATAATTAATGGTGCAATGAATGTGGCACAAAGAGCAACAGGTGCTACTGGATTAGGTGCAAGCACTGGTTATTTCACTGTGGATAGAGTTCAATCTGGACATAGTGGGAATAGTGCAGGTAGATATACTATGACACAAGAACCAATCACAAACTTAGATGGTTTTAATAATGCTTTAAAATTAGATTGTACTACTGCCGACACATCTATTGCATCTAATGAGTGGGAGTATCTAGCATACAATATTGAAGCAAAAGATTTACAAGCATTAAAATTTGGAACTTCAAACGCAGAAAAGTTTACTCTTTCATTTTTTGTTAAAGGCAATGCTTCAGCAACTTATACTTTAGGAGCATATTTACCAGACTCAAATAGATGGATGGCACAAACATTTTCTGTAACAACAAGTTTCACAAGAGTTTCATTGACATGGGAAGCTGATACAACTGGGACAATAAATGATGATAATGGTCCAGGTTTAATATTTTACATAACACTTCAAGTTGGTAGTGATAGAACAAGTGGTTCAATACCATCTACTTGGGAGACTTTGGCTACAGCAGATATTGCCGATTCAAGTCAAACACAATTTTTTGATAGCACATCAAGAACACTTTTTATTACTGGCTTACAGATGGAAGTAGGCTCTGTTGCCACACCTTTTGAGTATAGGTCATATGGGGATGAACTTTATTTATGTCAACGATACTTTGAAGTTAGTGGCACAGGTTCAGATAATCCAGCAGGTTGGAATTTTGGTGGTATGTCTACGGAAGTTTCTCATAATACTGGTTACCTACCTGGACAACAATTTGCAGTTGAAAAAAGAGCAAATCCAACAGTTGTTATATATAGTAGAAATGGTAACTCTGGTAAAGTATCTGCTTTCAATACTGGTTCAGATGAGGGAAATGGTCATGCAATAAATGCAGTAAAAAAAACTGGCTTTCATGCAGTTCAGAGAGATGGTGGGTCGTATACTACAGGACAAGGTTATGAGTATGGATATACAGCAGATGCAGAATTATAGAGGTTAGTATGGTAATAGAAAATGCAAAATATCTAGCAGTTGATGGTGAAAATACTACTATAGTGGCACTTATAGATGGAGTTTATTCATCTGTCCCATTGGACCCTTTAAACAGACACTACGCAGAAATTCTGAAACAAGTTGCAGATGGAACGCTAACCATCAAGGATGCTGAGTAATGTTAGCTTTCTCTGCATTTGCTGAATCTCCCTTTTCTTCATTAGGGGGAACTGTTAGATTTGGTAGCACAACACAAGAAGCTATCTTTTCTAAAGTATCGGCAGGTGTAGGAGAGTTTAGTGGAGAAGCTGACTTATCTGCTAACTTTGTTGTAAGTTCGTTAGCTTTTGTATTACAGTCAAATGGTGCAACTTTCAACTTTGCATTTACACAATCCGCAGATGGTGTTAAACTAAAGCCAGGAGTTTCGTCGCAAGATATAAACTTTACACAAACATCAACTGCTATTAAAAAAGCAAGTGGTGTAGGAACAGCAAGTGTAGAATTTACACAGTCGGCAAATGGAGACCTTTTATATGAAGAAATCTTACCAGCAGATAATGAAGTGTATAGTACAATTACACCATCGAATAATGAGAGTTGGACAAAGATTACACCTTCTGGCTCTGAAACTTGGACAGAAATAGACGCATGAGGTTATAATGGCATCAACATATACTGGAAATACTGGAATAGAAAAAATAGGTTCTGGAGAACAAGCTGGAACTTGGGGTACAACGACTAATACAAACTTTGATATTATCGATAGAGCATTAAATGGAGTTGTAACCTTAACGATAAGTGGTAATACAACACTAACTACTAACGATGGATCTTTATCTAATGGACATTATAAAGTTTTAATATTAAGTGGATCTCCTAGTGGTGCATTCGATTTACTTTTTGACCCTAACGATCAACAAAAATGGTTTTTTGTAAAAAATAGCACTGGTCAAACAGCTACTATAAAACAAGGTGGTGGCTCTGGATCTACTGTTACTGTACCAAATGGCACATCAACTATTGTTTTTGCAGATGGCACTGGTGCGAATGCTAATGTAAATTCTATTCCAACAGATTTACTTTCTGATACAACTCCTCAGTTAGGAGGTAACTTAGATACAAACGGAAATGCTATATTGTTTGGTTCTAGTAAATGGTCGATTGAATTAGATACTGGAGATAATGACTTACTTTTTAAATATAATGGAACAGCAGTATTTAAATTAGCTTCTAATGGGGCTGTAACATCAGCAAATAACATTACAGCTTTTGGAACTGTTTAATGGCAGCATTACAATCATCTGGAGCAATATCCTTTCAAGATATTGAATCTCAGTATAATCCAGGCACTAACTTTCCTAGTAGAGCCTTGACTGAGTTTTATCTAGGTGGGTCTTTAGTTCGTGCAAACGCAGGCAATAATAGTTCTACAAACTTATCAGCTGGTGTACCAACTTCTGGTGCAATATCTCTCAATGATTTTTATGGTAAAGAAAGAGCTTTTAAAAAAACTTATTCATCAACTGCAACTAACCAAACTGGTGTAGGAGTATTTGGTGATGACTTTGCTGTTGACTATCCGAAACAGATTGTTGTAAATTCATCTATAACTGTAGGTGCAACAAGTACTGCTAATCCAGCACTTAAAATAGATAGCACTGGAGCAGGCACTATAACAATTACAAACGAAGGAAGTATAGAAGGTGCTGGTGGTGCAGCAGGTCAGGCAGGAGGTAATGCTTTACAAGTTGATGGAAGTGTTGCTGTAACTTTAGTTAATAATGGAACAATAAAAGCTGGAGGTGGAGGTGGAGGTACTGGGGGTACTGGAGGCAAAGGTGTCTATACAGGCTCTGCTACTTTTTCTAGTTTAGTTGATGAAGGAGGGGGTGGCTCTTCTACTCCTCAAAATAATAAACCTACTTGGTTAAATTCTATTTATACAGGTGCAGGTAACTTAGATGGTGTTGGTGTTGTGAGTGACAGATTATGGGGTGGTATTAATGCACAGTTTAATCGTGGTATTAATCCAGCAGAGTTTGATATAAACCATTCTGGTAGTGCAGGTGCTGGTTTTTCTGGAAATTGTGCAAATAGAGGTCCAATTTATATTTCTGCACAAACTAATTTAACAGGTGTATATTCTGTTAGTGCTAATATTAGCACATCATACGGAAGTGGTTATGGAACGCCTACAATAAATGTAAGTACAAGTAATGTTACTTCTGGTACATCAATAAGTAATGGTGGCACTGTTAATATAGCATCAGGTACAACTTATTATTTTACTGCTTATGGTACAACTTCAAATAATCAAAATTATTATTATAATAGTTTAAGTATGTCTGTTTCTGGAACTCCGTTAGTGACACAAAATGGTGGCACTGGTGGAGCAGGTGGCGTGGGTCAAGGTTATGATCAATCTGCTGGGTCTGGGGCTTCTGGTGGTGCTGGTTCAAATAACGCAGGTGCAGGTGGGACTGGTGGAGATGGTGGTGCTTTTGGAGCAGCAGGATCAGATGGTGGAACTGGAGGTAATGGTTCTGGTACAAGCGTAAGTTATCCAGCTACAGCACCAACAAATGGCACAAGTGGAGCTTCTGGTGGTGCAAGTGGTAAATCTATTCAAGGCGTTAGTAATGTAACATCAAGTGGCAGTGGTAGTTTAACTGGAGCAACAGCATGATAAAAGCGTTAAAATTTAGAGCAGGAATTAATAGAGAGGTAACATCTTATTCTAATGAGGGTGGTTATTTTGATGGTGATAAAATACGTTTTCGTATGGGGTTTCCAGAAAAACTTGGTGGTTGGGAAAAGTATTCTCCTAATCAATACTTAGGTAGTGCTAGAAGATTACACAACTGGATAGGATTAGATAGTTCTAATTTTCTTGGTATTGGCACACATCTTAAATATTATATTGAAGAGGGTACAATCTTTAATGACATAACGCCTATTAGAAAGGTCTCTACAAATAGTATAACATTTTCTGCATCTACCTCAGCAAATGATACAAGTGCTGGAACAACAACTGTTACTGTTACAGACACGAGTCATGGAGCAGTTGAAAATGATTTTGTTACGTTCTCAGGAGTTCATGCTGATGGACTAGGTTCTGGAGGAAATATAACACAAGCAATTTTAGAAAAAGAACATCAAATTATTAATATATTAGATGCTAATAGATATACAATCGTTTTAAATGTTTTAGCAACTGCTTCTGATAGTAGTAATGGTGGCTCTGGTGTAGATGGTGATTATCAAGTTAACGTAGGATTAGATCAAGTTATTGGAGGTACTGGTTTTGGTGCTGGTACATGGAATGGTATTACTAATGGTGCTTTACAAACAACAATTAACGAGGGTGGTACATTTAGTAACTCTGATACAACTTTAACTGTTGCAAGTGGTACTGGCATAGCTACTAATGACGTTATACTTGTAGATAATGAACTAATGTTAGTTACTAATGTCGCTACTAATGATTTAACTGTGGTTAGAGCTTATGCAGGAACTGGAGCAAGTAGTAATGTAAATACTGCTGCACATGGTGGTTCAAATGATACTTTAACACAAGCCGATGGTACAACTATAACAGTAAATGCAGTTACATCTAATGTGGTAACTGATGCTGCTACTCATGCAAATGGAGCTACTGTATTTTTAGTTTTTGGTAATGCTAATTCAGATAATGATTATGTAGGTTGGGGCAATGCAGCAACAGTTACAGTTACAACTCAAATACGTCTTTGGTCACATGATAACTTTGGTGAAGATCTTATAATTAATATAAAAGATGGTGGGTTATTTTATTGGGACAAGAGTTTAGGATTATCTAGTCGAGGTGTTGAATTAAGTGCTACTAACACATTTAGTGGAGAAAAAAGTGTTCCTACTGTAGCTAAACAAGTATTAGTATCTGATATAGATCGTCATGTAATAGCTTTTGGGTGTGATGGTATTGGTGGAAGTTCATCTGCACCACAAGGCGATGGAACTCAAGATCCATTACTTATTAGATTTAGTAGCCAAGAAAATCCAGTAGATTGGTTTCCGACTGCAACGAATACTGCTGGAGATTTAAGACTGGGTGCAGGATCTACTTTTGTACAAGCTGTAGAAACAAAAAGAGAGATATTAGTTTTTACAGATAAATCATTACATTCTATGCGATTTATAGGAGCTCCATTTACTTTTGGTATATCACAGTTAGCATCTAATATTACAATAATGTCTTCTGCTTCAGCTATTGCTACAGAAGATGTTGTATATTGGATGGGAATAGATAACTTTTATGTTCATGCTGGACAAACTGCACAATTACCTTGTACAGTAAAAGATAAAGTCTTTTTAGATTTTAATCTAGCCCAACGAGACAAAGTTGTATCTGGTATTAATTCAGAGTTTGGAGAAGTTTGGTGGTTTTACCCATCTGCTGATTCTAGTGAATGTAATAAATATGTTGTATGGAACTATAATGAAAAAGTTTGGTATTACGGAACTTTAACAAGAACAGCGTGGCTAGATAGAGGTATTAGAAATTTTCCACTCGCTGCAGGAGGTGGATATGTCTTTAATCATGAACTTGGTTTCGACGATGATGGAAGTGCTATGACCTCTTTTATCGAAACATCACCTATGGATATGGGAGATGGAGAAAAGTTTGCTTTTATAAAAAGAGTTATACCAGATTTAAGTTTTACAGGTTCTGTTACAGGTAGTTCTCCAAACGCTACATTTACAGTTAAAGCAAGAGATTTTCCTGGAGAAGACTTTTCCCAAACAGGTACTGGTACAACAACAAGAACAGCAACAAGTCCAGTTGAACAATTTACAAATAAACTCGATTACAGAATTAGAGGAAGATCTTTTGCAATAAGACTTGATTCTAATGCATTAGGTTGTAAGTTTAAAATGGGAACACCAAGAGTTGATATAAGGGAAGATGGGAGAAGATAATGGCATTAGTTGGCATACCAGCACCAAGATTACCAGAACCTCCAGAACAGATAACAAGAGAATATGTAGAAGATTTAGTTCGTACTTTAGAAATATTTATAACACAAGAAAGAAATCCAGGAGAACTAAGAGCAACGAAAATTACATTAACCGATTTACCAACAAGTGCTACTGGCTTAGAATCAGGGGCATTATATAATGATAGTGGAACAATAAAGATTGTTACTTAATGATTGTAAGAAAATAAAAAATAGGGTATGTTGATATGATGATGGCACCACTTGAAAATGTAGCTACTGGATTAGCAAGTTTAGGTCGCTTCGAAGATAATTATATTGTTCACGCTTCAGAGGGTGAAACAGTAATACCAAAAGAAGTTTTAGATGCCAATCCAAAGCTAAAAAGTAATTTATTTAAACAAATGAAAGCTGTGGGTATAGAAAACCCAGAAAGCTATATTGTTGGTAATGAACTAAATTCTAAAAACCCTGTTACAGGACAGCCAGAATTTTTCTTTAAAAGCATAAAAAAGTTCTTACCTACTATTGGTGCAATCGTTGGTAATATTATTGCTCCAGGAATCGGAGGTGCAATAGGCTCTGGTCTTGGATCATTAGCAGCAGGTCAACCTGTTGATAAAGCATTAGTAAATGCAGGTGTTGCCTATGTTGGAGGAAAATATGTTGCTCCAGAGATAGACAAAGCAGTAGCAGGGTTTAGTGGAGGAAGTGTACCCACTGTAGGATCTACTCTTGGTTCAGGAGCAAAATTCGCTGTAACTGGTCCACCAGTAGCATCTCAAGGTATAGCAAGTGCTTTATCAGGTGCAGGTGCAACAATACCACAAGTTATAACTGCAGGACTATCACCTATAGTAGGACAAGAGATAGCAAAACTTGCTGAACCTCCTGAAGTAAAAACAGAAGGCTTATCTAAACAACAAATAGTCGACAATTATTATGCTGCATTAGCAAGAGGAGAAAACCCAGAAAGACCACCTGAGTTAGCTTTACCTCCTCAAGATCAGTTGATTGGTTTAGAAAAACAAAGACCATCAACTGATCCTCAGAAATTATTGGCTGATGTTGATTATGAAGCTTTATTAAATAATATTTTAAATCGTAATATGTTTTTAAGGGCAAGTTATGGTGGATATATTACTGGTCCAGGAGGTCCAAGAGACGATAAGATACCAACACTACTTTCTAATACAGAATTTGTTCAAACAGGAAAAGCAGTAGCAGGTGCTGATCCTACAGGAGGTAATAATCCTGATCGAGGAGCAAAAGTTATGGAAGGAATAATGAGAGCTTTTGAAAAAAGAGCTGATCAAAATGCGAGGATGGCGTAATGGCAACAACAGAACAAACCGTAATAAATAGACAAGCACCTTTTTTAGAGGATTATGCTCGTAAGTTATTAGAGTCAGCATATCAAAAATCAGGACAAGAAATAGACATACCTGATATACAAATAGCTGGATTTACCCCTGAACAACAAAAAGCTGTAACGATGACTAAAGAGGGCATAGGTGGGTTTCAACCTTTTTTAACAGGTGCAGAAAAAGAACTTGATGCAATAAGAGATCAGCCTTCTGTAACTGAGGCTTATAGTCCAGAGGGTATCGCTAGATTTATGAATCCTTTTACAGACGAAGTCATAAAAGCCACAGAGCAAGATTTATTAAGACAAGGAGCCATGGCTCAAAACCAACTTGCAGGAAACGTAGTTGGTTCAGGTGCTTTCGGTGGTTCAAGATCAGGTATTGCAAGTGCTTTATTAGCAGGTGATACTTTAGATAGAATAGGTCAACAGTCTGGTCAGTTGAGGGCAGCAGGGTTTGAGTCAGCTTTACAACAAGCTCGTAATTTAGCTGATGCTCAAATAAGAGAAAGAAGTTTAGCTGGAGCGTTAGCAGGACAAAGAGCAGGATTGGGTGAATTACAACAAAGGTTAGGTCAACAAGATATAGCTAACTTATTAGGTATTGGTTCTTTACAACAAGGACAAGCACAGGCATTGCTTGATGCACAGAGACAATCTGATTTACAGCAAGCTTATGAACCTTTCCAAAGATTAGGGTTCTTTAGTGATATATTAAGAGGTGTACCAAGTGCTTCTCAAACAGTTACTGCAACAACTGCACCTACACCATCTTTACTTTCTCAGATAGGTGGTGTTGCTGCAACTGGGTTAGGTCTTGCTGGTCAATTAGGGTATAGACCTTTCGCAGACAGTAATAAGAGTGGAAACACAGGAATATTTAAACCATTGGCATAAAACATGAGTGATATTTTAAAACAAATTAATAATCCTTTATTTCGAACACCTGGATCACGATTCATGAGTCAAGGTGGGGGTATTACAGGTATACCTAACAATATGAGTGTGCGACCTGATAATATGAATATGAGTATAAATCCTAATTTAAATTTATCATTAGGTCAATCTTCTTTAAATGATATAAAGGAAGAGGATGCTAAAAAAGTTGGATTATCTATTCTTTCACAAGATAATATAAATGCCACAAAAGATAAAATAGATGATTTATCAAAAGATAAAGATGTTGATATTCAAAAAGATTTTTCGACTGACATAGAAAGAATAATGGCAGGACTGACTAAAATAACAAATGCTTCTCCAACTAAAGTACAAAAACTTTATGAAGAACAATTAGAAAATAAACCTACCCCTGAAAAGTCTTTAAAAAAAGTAAACACTTTTTTTGGTGTAGATGCTAATAAACAAACTCCTGCATGGGCTGATGCTGCACTTGCAATAGGTGCGTCTTTATTAAAACAACCAAAAGCAGGAGAGACAGCTTTACAACAAGTTGGAACTGCTCTTGCTGCAGGAGGTGTTGCTGCAAAAGCAAAAAAAGCAGAAGTTGCAAAAAAAGATTTAGCTATTAAACAACTTGGGTATCAACAGTTTGTAAGAGACCAAGCAGATTATGATAAAAAAGCTATCGCCTTTGAAAATTATTTAGAAAAAACAGAAAAAAGTAAAAAAGAGGGTGTAAAAAATTTAGTAGATATATTTTTTAAAGGTAAAAAATTTGGTTTAGATCAAAAAAAGTTTTTATTAGAAAAGAAAGGTTATTCTTTAGACGAAAAGAAGTTTAATTTACAGTTTAAAGAAGATATAGCTGATGCTTTTTCAGCTGGAGTTAAAGTTCTTCCTGAAAAATTAAGAGGAAAAGCATTAGGAATTATTTTTGATACTAAAAATAAAAAATTTATAGAAGGAATAAATTCTCCTGAACAAGTATTGCCTACTATTTATTCTCTTTTAGCGAAAGAAAATGAGTTTAAATTTGAGATTCCTGATGACGGAAAAAATATGGTATCTAGGACTTTTAAAATAACAGATCCTCAAACATATGCAGTATATAAAGAAAAATTTCCAGAGCAATTTAGTCAACCATATGACCCTGCAAAAACATATACCATTCATGGTTTTGTAGATAAAACTGCTACAGGTGCACTTATAAATAATATTAGTCAGCCCACTGTTTCTTTTACAAATACTATTAAACCTTCGAATATTGCAGCATTAGAAAGCGAAATTAAAGGACTTGAAAAACGGATTCTTGCTGGTGGTATAACTGCAGAAGAAACAGACACTTTAAATGAACAAATAAAAAGTAGAAAAAATGCAATAAACAAGTTTGGTGAATCTCAAACTCAGGTAATGTTCCTAGATGAAGATGGTAATTTTAAGTATGCTAGTGGTTCAGCTAAAGATATAGCAGGTGGTCTTGATACTCAAAAAAATAAAGATAACATAGAAAAATATAATTCAGGAAAAAATAACTTTTTAAGATTAATTGCTTTATCTGATATAATTTTAAGTAAAGCAGCAGATCCAAACTTTGCAAAAGCAACAGGTTTTTATAGTAGGTTTGGAGATTTTCTTTTAGGTGCACAAAACCAGTTTAAAGCTTTTACCACTGATGTTGCTTATGCTGGTGAAGAATATCAAAGATATAAAAGTGGGATAGTTGATGCAATTATAGCTAATCCAAATGGCGAAAATGCTCAAGAAAATAAATTTATACGAAATGTATTTACTAATTTTAAAGAAGCAACTAAAGGTAATCAAGTTGTACAGTCAGCTATCATGGATATAGCTTATGCATTAGCAGGTAGTCGTGAAACAGGAAAATTAACTGATAAAGATATTGCTATGTCTTTAGAAACAATAGGTGGTCGAAGTTTTGCAGAAAAAGATTTATTTACAAATCCAGAAAGATTAAAACAAGGTATTCGTAACGCTGTAAAACAAGCAAATATAGACTTTGGACTACGAGCGTCTACTTATTATAAAGCATCTAGAGATTACGAAAAAAGACAAGGTAATGAAGATTATGAACTAATAAAGTATGATCCAATACGTTTAGTAAAAGGAACTTTAGAGGATATTTATCCAGGAATAAGTGAACGAGTATTAATAAACAAAAAACCTGGAGGTGGGTTAGAATTTGTTCCTGATGCATGGTATAAAGAAAATGTATATAATATAAAAACGCAAAATTATAATGATGATTCTAATAATTTAAAAGAAGGGTTTAAACTTGGAGAGAACACTTTTAAAGATGTTTCTACTTTAGCTAATTTTGTTTTAAGAGCATCAACTAATACAGGTGAATTTGCAAACTCTCCTTATACATTCCAAACTGAAGATGGTGCTGTAGGAGGAGAAGACGCTATAAAATTGTTAATAACAAGAATAACAAAAAATTTAAACGAAGAGCAAACTGAGCAATTTTTAAAACAAATAGGATATCAACCAAAGAATCAATAATGGATTTAAATAGAATTATAGACCAAGTACTGTCAGAAAAGTTGATACAAAGCTCACAACAAAGTAAGCTCAGTAACGCTGTTCCTCAAATTATTCCTCCTTCTATAGATATGAAAGAAGTTGTTGGAGACTCATCTTCAGATCCAGCCCTTACAGGAGGTTTTGCAAAAGGGACAGAAAAACTACTAGCTGATCAATCTCTACCTTTACAAGATCCAAGATTAACAGCTATGAAAAATTTAAATGTTTTAAACATAGGTGCACCAAAATCTGTACGAGCATTTATAAGTTTAGGACAGATGTCAGATCCTGAGTTACAAAAGAAAAATATAAATACTCAGCTAATGTCTCATTACAAAGAAAAAGGATTAGTTTCTGATGACTATGATTTTGGATTAAGAATCGGACCAGCAAGTAAACAATTTGAATTCAAAGATCCTAATTTTGGTGGTCAATATAATATTATTGATCCTATTGGTTTAGAAGGTGGTGACTTTGCTGATTTAGCAGGAGATATACCTACTTTAGTTAGTGAGGCATTTGCTGGATATTATGGCTCAAGAAAAGGTAGTTTTGTAAAAGGGTTAACATATTCTGCAGCAGCAGCATATATAACAGAAATGCTTCGTTTAAAAGGTATGCAACTTGCAGGTAAGTTACCAGAAAATTTAAATCTTGACGATTTTCACAGCACAGCATTAGATACAGCCCAGTGGAGTGCTTTAGGGGGAGCAGGTGGACAAATTGCTTATAAAGTAATGAGACCATTACTTAGTACTGTTGGGCTTCTTCCACCAAAACTTCGTATGGATATGGATGAAGATACTTTTATAAAAGCATGGAATAGTTATAAAGACTCACCAGAAGCTATGCTTGCAAAAGAACTTGATGTTCAACCAACCTCTGCTCAAGTAGCACAAATAGGTGCAATGAAAGCACCAGCAAGCGAAAAAGCGAAGTTTGAAGATGTTGCTTCTTTATTAGCTTTAGAAGAAAAGAAAGTAATGACTTCTCCTTCTGTAAAAACAGGAGCAGAGGTTCGTATTCCAACAATCGAAGCAAAAGCAAAAGCAACAGATATTTTAAAAACAAAAGCAGGAGAAGGTGTAGAGACATCTCGAATACCAAATATAGACGAAAAGTCGTATTTAGAAGTAGGTCAATTTGTTAAAGAGGCATCTAAAAATAATTATGAACAAGCAGTAAATGTATTAAATAAAAACGTAGACGATCAAATCGTTGATTTAGAAACACAACTTGGTAATATTGTAGATCTACCTGACAATGTTGTAACTCCAGGAAAAGTTGGAGAAGTATTAAAAGAAACTCTTGACCAATCTTATGTAAAAATAAAAAAGGGGTTTGATAGAAGTTATGAAAATATTTATAAAACATGGGAAGACGCAACAGGAATTACTAGAGATACCATTTTAAAAGAAGGACAAGTAATTAAACCTGCAGAATTATTAAATGAAGTAGAAACTATTAAAAAGACTTTTGCTAATAGAGCTTTTGTAGATAAAGAAGAAAAAGAATTAATTAATAATATTTATAATACATTTACAGTATTAAATCCAAATACAAATAGGCGAAAGCTTGTTCCTGTTTCGTTAAAAACAATAACAGAAAATTTGAGAGATTTAAAAAGATTAGAGAGACAAGCTTATAAAAAAAGACTATCAGGAGCAGATGCACCTTATGCAGATACATTATCAAATTTAGTCGAAAAATTAGAAAAAACTCGAAGTAGAGTATTATCAAGAAAAGGAGTTCCAGAGGGGTTATCTGATTCGTTAAAAGCTTTAGATGATAGTTTTGCATCTTTTGCTACAAAATTTAGAAGCACTCAAACTTCAGCTATCGCTAAGATAAGAAAGAGGACAACAACACCAGAGGACGCATTTAATATTTTATTTAAAAAAGATAGTAAAGGTCAATCTCAAGTATCAGAGCTTACTGACGAATTAAAAAAAGCAGAAAATTTAGAGCTTAATGAATATGTAAGCGATAGTATACGAAATAAATGGTTAAATACAGTTGTTACTAGAGATCGAAGAACGAACGCTATAACCAGTATTAATTTAAAAGCCCATGAAAATTTTATAAATGAATATGGTACTCTATTTAATAATTTTTTAAGTAATGCAGAAAGAAGAGCTCTTAGTACAGGTACAGTAAAAGAGTTTGGCGAAGAGTTAGTAAAGACACAAGTAAATAAAGCTCAAAAACTAAATGAGTTAAAAACACTATTAAAATTAGAAGGTGGTGAATTACTTAAACCAGAAACTTTATTTAAAGAGGTATGGCAACAAAAAGAAATTAGTAAGTTTAGTAGAGCTTTACCTTTAATAAAACAGAACGATGAAATTTTTGACTCTTTTAAAGCATTGATTTATAAAGATATGTTTGATCCTCAAAATAAAATGACTTTAAAGCAAGGTAATCTTATTGTTCCTAATTTAGATAATTTTATTCCATATATTCAAAATAATAAAGCAAAGTTACAAGATGTTTTTGGTTCAGAATATGTTACAAATTTAGAAAAAGTAGTAGATGCAATAAGACCAGCATTAACAGATGTTGTTCCTCGTTCTGTAAAAGAGGACAATAATATTGTTACCACTGCCTTAAGAAGTTTTGTTGGCGTATTTACTCGACCAGGAAGAATTTTAACAGCGATAAATAAAGCAAGAGGAAGATTAAGAGAAGATGCTCTAGTCCAAGGATTAATCAATCCTGAAAAACTTGCACTCATGGCAAAAGCAACTAAATTTTCTCCTGAACATTCTCAAGCTGTAACAACTCTTGGTCGAATATTTTTTGGTGACGATAGAGCATATGCTACAGAGGATGAAATGTTAAATGTTGATAGACCAGAAACAGCAAAAGCATTAATACTTGAATTAGAAAGAAACAGAAGAAACAGTAACAGGTAACTTAAATGGATCCAGCAAGTATTGGATTAGCAATCACAGCAGCTTCTAAAGCATTTACAGCAATTAAAAATGGTTTCGCAGTAGGTAGAGATATTGAATCTATGGGAAAAGATTTAGGTCGCTGGATGGGAGCATTAAGCGATATTGATAATGCTGAAAAGTCTGCTAAGAATGCATCACCACTTCGTAAATTATTTAAAGGTAAAGAAATAGAAGCAAGTGCTATCGAAGCATTTACTGCAAAAAAGAAATTAGAAGCACAGCGACAAGAATTAAAATCATTTATAAACTTTCACTATGGTGCTAATTCATGGAATGAAATACTGCACATGGAAGCTGAGATAAGAAAGAAAAGAAAAGAAGAAATATATGAAAGACAAGAAATGATAAGAAAAATATGGGAATATATTGGTTGGACTTTTTTATTTTGTAGTGTGATTGGTTTTATTATTTTTCTTGCTTGGTTATATAAGGAGAGTCGATGATGAACGATAATAGTTTTATATATTTAACATTAGGTATTTGGTCTCTTGCGTTTATTTTAGGGTTTACAATAGGATGACACAAAAGAAACTACAAAAACAATCTATTTATGCTGAGTACGATGAAGACGGTGATGGCATTGTATCAGACGAAGAACTTTCTCATGTTGCAGAAATAAAAAAGCTAGAGCATGATCTTAGGAAGCAAAGGGCTCAAAGGCGTATGGCTACTGCAAGTTTGGTTGCTATGGGTAGTTTTACTCTTGCTATGTTTTTTGTCGATCTCGAAAGAGTTAAAGCACTTGCCGATATTAGCAATCTTTTCTATATCACTGGTGGTGGCATTGTTGCTGCATACATGGGTGCATCAGCCATAATGAATAGGAACGGTAAATGAAACCAGCTTTTGTATTATTATGTTATCTAGCAGGACAACCAGCAGGAATGTTACATTTTTCAAGTGTAAATAATTGTGATTATTTTAAAAAGTATTTAAATGATCAAACTATAGTCATAGGAGAAGAACAAAAAGACTATCGTTGTTATTGTAAATTAGTTAAAGTAAATGAAAAAATGAGAATATATTGAAGTAAAAGTGCAAGACTTATTTAGACACTTAAGGTTATATACTATGACAAATAAAAAGAAAAAAGATCCAAAAGTTGGAACAGGAAAAAAGCCAAAGGGTTCTGGCAGACGCTTATACACGGATGAAAATCCTAGAGATACGGTTAGTATCAAATTTGCTACAGAAGCAGACGCCAGAGCAACGGTTGCAAAGGTTAAAAAAATTAATAAACCGTATGCGAGAAAAATACAAATCCTTACGGTTGGAGAACAAAGAGCAAAAGTAATGAAGAAAACAAAAGTAGCTAGTATTTTTAAAAGAGGTAAAGAGCAAATAAGAAAAGCACATAAGAAGACCTCTGCATAATGGGTGCTTTAATTTGTAATCTTCCAGCTCAACATGTATGGGTACGAAAAGAGTATCTCATGGATCATGAATCAGGGCATGGAGAGTATGTAAAAGGTATTTGGATAAGTGCTAAATCTATTCCTGGACGTGCTTTTTATTTTGAAACATATCTTCCAGATTATGGTGCTATGTTTGATAAACTACCAATAAGTGCTTTTTTATCAGAGCCTAAAAAGCCTGAGCCTGACATGTCTTTACCTAATTTACAATTTTGGAATTGTATGGATTATGATGTTACTTGTATTTACAAACAATTTATAGGCTCTATGGATTTTGAGGCGTTTACTAGAGATCATGGGTTTCAAGCTGGAACTTACATTTGTACTTTAGATAATTATCATAGGGATCCAGACACAATAGACTATAGTACAAGTGAACAACCAGATGAACATAAATCTTTTAACTTATTAGAATTAAATAATGGACAATATTGTTTATATCCAAACAATAGAATGAGAGTTTATGACAATAGCTTAACTCCAGAAAAACCCTTTACACCAGATTTTAAAGTAAGCACAATATATTATCAAGTAGAAAATGGTAACAACACTAGATTAGGAGATACAGATGAATACTACTGGAAAACAAAAGAAGAAAAAGACAAAGACCACAAAAAAGCTATCAAGTAAACAAATGAAAATAGCAAGTCTTGCACCTCCAAGAAATAAAATCACAGGTGCTGATTTTAAAAAATTAAGAAAAGCAAAAAAGCGAGGATAATATGTTACAAGCATTGATTGGACCTGCTACAAAATTACTTGGGAAGTTTATCGAGGACAAAGATACTAAAAATAAACTTGCTCATGAGATTGCAACAATGGCTGAGCGTCATGCTCAAGAATTAGCAAAGGGTCAACTCGAAATAAATAAAGCAGAAGCATCTCATCGTAATATCTTTGTTGCAGGGTGGCGACCTTTCGTGGGGTGGACTTGTGGAGTCGCTCTAGCATGGCACTTCGTACTTGCACCTTTTATAATATTTTTCTCAGCTTACTTTGGTGTACAACTTCCAGAACTACCTACTTTTGATATGGAATCACTTATGACAGTTTTACTTGGTATGTTGGGACTCGGTGGATTAAGATCTTTTGAAAAATATAAAAAATTAACTAAATAAGTAATGAGTTCAAAAAAAAGTCTTTATATAAGCGTCGTATAGAGGGTGCAAAGGGTACGTCTGGTATAATTATACCTAAAAATATCTTCAACTATATACGCTTATAAAAAGGGGCTATATTAAATTGATGCCTTATATCTAGTCATATAAGGACTGATTTGTCTAACTTTTAGCTCGTTTTTTAACTTACCTATGAAATCAACCATATGTCTTCTTTCTTTCGCAACTTCAGAGTTGTAAGGATAATAATCTAAATTATTTTCAGCATCAAATTTTTCTAATAAAAGTGTAGTACTTTTAATACAAAGATTAATTTCCTTTTGCGATAATTTCATATGAGATTGAGCCATTATGTATTAATACTCTTCATTCTGTTTACTAAACGGTTTGCTCTATTTGGTACTTGTTTATACCATCTTGAATCTATCATTTGGTTTGCAGCTTCTTTCCAATCACGATTATCAACTGCTTGTTTCATTTTATGAAATCTAGAGAGACGAGGTCTGCCCATATTAAACATCATGTTAGCAATAATATATTGTGCTTCTTCAGGAAGATCATCAAAATCATTATAAATAAGCTTACACTCATCAATCGTTACTTTTATATCTGTTTCAAATAATTCATTAACTCTTTCTTCGTCAATCTTAGTGCCTACTTCTAGCCCATGTTCAGGATCATCTTCTTTTATTAAGTGTCCAATCCCACAAGTGGGTAAGCCTAAATGATCTAAATAGACTTCGTATTTACAGCCCTCATCATTTTCTATCTCTACTCTTAATCTATTTATATCCATATTATCCTACTCTTTCTAAAGGTTCGATACTAAGTTTATATCCCATATTATTTAATACTTTTTCAAAGTTTTCTACAGTGGGCTGTCTTTTTCCAGCTTCCCAAGTCCATACGGTTATCTCACTTACACCTGTGTTACTAGAAACTTGCCTTTGTGACATATGTTTCTTTTCTCGTAGTTCTTTAAACTCATGAATTAAATTAGCCATTTTTTCCAATCTTCTCCTAATACCTGAGTCGCAAGATTAATTTTTTGTCTTAAAGCTTTTACAATTACTTCATCGACAGTTTTTTCTGCAACTAAGTCTATGTAAGTAACTTTAGAAGTCTGACTTATTCTATGCACTCTATCTTCTGATTGTAACCTTACTTCAAGATCATAGGAATTACTATAATAAATTACTGTATTGGCAGCAGTCAGTGTAAGACCATAACCTCCAGTTCTTGGCTGTCCTATAAAAAATCTTAAAGTTTTATCCTTTTGGAATCTTTCTACTATTTCTTGTCTTTTTTCTCCAGGAGTATCCCCATAGTAACTTTCTACTACTTCTTCCCCATACTTTTCTTTTAATATAGATTCTAATGCTTTTATATTATGTCTATAGTTAGCCCATATAATAGCTTTTCCATTTACTTCTTCTAATATTTCTAAAAGTTCAGTAAGTCGATTACTTTTTAATTCAACTATCGATCCAGAATCTGTTCCTACGAAACCACAACTTATCTGATGTAGTCTTAATATTTGTGTTATAACTGCATTAGCAGTAACTTGTTCCATATCGTCAAGTAAAGATACTGCATTCTTTTTCATATCTTGATAAATTTTCTTTTGTTCAGGAGTTAATTCTATTGTTCTTTTTATATACGTCTTTTGTGGTAAATCCAAACATTGCTCCTTTGTAACTCTATATGAATGAGGTTTTATTGAAGTAGTTAGTTCGTCTAAATTACGAAAACCAATAATATGGTTATATTGATGAGAACCTGCTGATCTTCTTATCATGTCTGCAAATCGACTACAAAAAGAATAATAAGATCGAAAACCTAGTAGTTCTTCGCTAAGAAAAGCAAACTGTGAATATAAGTCTAAAGGTGATTTAGTTATTGGTGAACCTGTTAGTATTCTTTTATACTTTGCCATCTTACCTAATTGAATAGCGTTCTTAGTTCTTAATGCTCTATGGTTTTTTATTACAGTTGATTCGTCTATCGCTAACAATGTTCCTTCGTTATGTAATCCATTTTTATGGTTAAAGATAAATCGCTTGGCTATATCTAAACCTTTTTTAGTCGATAAAGCTTCAATGTTCATTACAAATATTTGTAAATCAAAAGTGCCTACCCATATTGCTTCTATTTCTTTTTTAATTTTTTCTGTAAGAGGAGAACTCCAATAAGCTATCTTATATTCGATATGGTCTGGTAAATGTGTAGGTATTTCTTGCCCTACCCAGTTTTTGTAAACACCTTTAGGGGCAAGTATAAAAGCTGAATTAATTTTACCAGCATCATATAAATAAGCAATAGTATCTATTAATACTTTCGATTTTCCAGTTCCCATATCCATTAACAATGCATATTCATCTTTTTCGCAAGATGTTTTTAATGCATCGAGTTGATGTTTATAGGGTTTCGTTTTAAACCTAAATTCCAATATATCCTTCTACTTTCTTTCGGATAACTCTAGCAGAGCAAATCATGCTAGAGCTAGTCCACCTAATCCCAAATCTACAATTCAATTAAGGAGAACTAAAGTCTACTATATAATATTAGAACAGTATATAAGAAATTTATGATAAAAAGTGCTTCACGACCCTTTATCTATGATAACTTAAAAATAAAAGTCATACTATTGTTATATAATTAAAACAAAGAGTTAAGTACACTATTATGAGATTATGAGATTATGACGAGACTTTTAAAACTTGTAATATTAAAAACGATTTAGAATCACAATGTTGCATAAAATAATAGTTTATTAATATATAAATAAGGTATAAACTAATTTAGTTAGGAGAAAGTAGAATGGATAAAAAACAACCTACAGTTTATGTAGTACAAGATTTTGGTACCAAGAATATCTCTGGTGCTAGAAGATTTGGTGAAATAAAAGTTTTACTACCACCTAATAGACAAATCGTTTTAAGTTCTGCCCCAACCGTTTCAAGGTTGAGGGAAGGCTTAAATGGTTTTTCAGACGATGACTATTTACTGTTAATGGGAGATCCTGCTGCAATCGGTATAGCTTGTAGTATCGCATCAAACATTAATGGTGGAAAGTTTAAAATGTTAAAGTGGGATAGACAAGAAGCTTTATATCTTCCCATTAATATCAACCTTAAATACTTTGGAGAGTATGATGAACAATCTTGACGATATCCTCAGTGGTGAGGCGTTAAATACCATAAATGTCAAGGCGACACCTGATGAGTTAAACAGGTTAAGCAGATTGGCAAACGAACTTATCCATAAACAAAACGAAGTAAAAGAATTAGAAGATTCTATTAAGGCGTTTAAAGATAGGATAAGACAAATCTCCGAACAAGAAATACCTGACTTTTTAGCAGAAGTTGGGTTATCGAGTTTCGAGTTAGATAATGGCACTAAGATTAAGGTTGAGCCTTTCGTTAGGGCTCACATATCTAAAGACCGATCAAAAGAAGCACACGCTTGGTTAGAGGATAATGGTTTTGGTGACATTATTAAAAGAGAAGTGAACTGTAAGTTTAATAAAGGCGATAATAAATATGTCGAACTAAAAGATAAGCTTGACGATTTAGGACAGTCTTATACGACTAAAGAATCAGTTCACCATGCAACTTTAAATTCATTTGCTAAAGAACAGATGGAAAAAGGAACAGATATTCCTATGCAACTATTTGGTCTTTACAGTGGATTCATAACTAAAATAACTAAATAAGGAGGATATTATGGCTGAAAAAGCAGTTGCAACAAAAGAAGATACATCTATTGTTACTATAAATGATGATCTTTTATTAAATGGAACAGGATTAGAGGATACAACATCAGAAGATTTTGCTATTCCTTTTATTCGTATTATACAATCTGGTAGTCCACAGACTAAAAAAGCTGATGGTAAATATGTAAAAGGTGCTGAAGAAGGCGATATCATAAATACTGTTAGTAACCAAATTACTGGGGGTGAGTCAGGAATATATGTTGTTCCAGTCTATTACCAAAAGAAGTACATCGAATGGAAGCCAAGAGAGTCTGGTGGTGGGTTAGTTAATGCTGACCATGAAAGGACTATACTTAATCAATGTACACGAAACGAAAAAAATAAATTCGTTTTAGAAAACGGTAATTACATTGACGAAACAGCACAGTTCTATGTGATGGTAACTAATGCAGAGGAAACTGAGTGGCAACAAGCAGTTATTAGTATGTCATCTACACAGCTTGGTAAAGCTAGAAAATGGTTAAGCCAGATGAAACAAAGACGTGTAAAGAATAGTAAGGGTGATTTAGTTGAAGCCCCAATGTTTATGTTTCGTTACTTAGCTAAAACTATGTCAGAGTCTAATGATTTAGGCAGTTGGTATGGTTGGTCTATAGGTTTAGATAAACCTGTAAAAGATCAAAACTTTTTAATGGAAGCGAGTAGTTTTCTAAAAAGTGTACGTGCTGGTGAAGTAAAAGTTAAGCAAGAAGATTCTAACGAGGACTCTGCTAACTCTAAAGATACAGACGAAGTACCGTTCTAAGGTCAGGGGGCAAAAGCCCCCTTTCTTTATCAGGAGGATATAAAGGTAGAATGACAAAAAAGATAGAGGAAGAATTTGCTGATTTATTCGCTGGATTAAAAAAGGCATATGGTAGTTACTCACCAGAAGAGGGTAACGGAGTTGGAAAAGAAAAAGGTAGATATAGAATTATATCAGAAGATATAGACGAAGATCGTTTATATGAATTATGGAAAGAACATCTCGCAGGAAAAAATTCATTAGGTATTATACCAATACAAGAAGATAATACTTGCACTTGGGGTGCAATAGATATTGATCAATATCCACTTAATCATGGGGAACTTGTAACTCGACTTATACAAACAAATGAATTACCTGTAGTTATCGCAAGATCAAAGTCAGGTGGTGCACATATTTACTTTTTCTTAAAAGAACGAGTAAGCTGTGCAATCGTACAAAATAAATTAAAAGAAATAGCTTCTGTACTTGGCTATGCAACAGCTGAGATATTTCCTAAACAAACTAAATTACTTTTAGAAAAAGGTGATAGAGGTAGTGTATTAAATATGCCTTATTATGGGGGTAGTCGAACGACTAGATATGCTCATAATAAACAAGGTGAAGCTATAACAGATTTAGAAGAATTTATTACTTATGCAAAAAGTCAAGCTATAAGTAAAGCAGAACTTGAAAGTTTAAAAATAAAATCCCAAGAACTTAATGATAAAGATTTAGATGGCTGTCCACCTTGTATAAAAGTATTATGTACTATGGGGTTTCCACAAGGCACACGAAACAATGGACTATTTAATATTGGCGTGTTTCTTCGAAAGAAGTTTGCAGACGATTGGGAAAAGAGAGTCGAACAAAAGAACTTTGAATATATGAAGCCACCACTCGGTGCATCAGAAGTTTTAACAGTAATAAAAGCATTAAATAATAAAGACTACCAATATAAATGTAATGATCAACCTATCGCTTCACATTGTAATGCAGCAGTTTGTAGAACTTGTGAATATGGCGTAGGGTCATCTGGTGGATTACCACAGTTTAGTAACCTACAAAAACAAGATTCTACACCACCGATATGGTTTTTAGATGTTGAGGGACACCGAATAGAATTAACTACAGATGAACTTCAAAACCAAACTAAGTTTCAAAGAAGATGTATGGATGAATTAAACTTTATGCCTTTAACTATGCGACAACAAAACTGGAGGACAGTCGTTCAACAATTACTTGATAGTGTTTCTATAATAGAAGTTCCAGCAGATGTATCGTTACAAGGGCAGTTTAAAGAACTACTTGAATCGTTTTGTACAGAACGAGCCCAAGCTTTATCAAAGGATGAAATATTATTAGGAAAGTCTTGGACAGAGGAAGGAAAGACTTACTTTCGATTAAAAGATCTGATAGACTATTTTAATCGACAACAGTTTCGAGACTATGGAAGAAATCATATTGCTGCACGCTTGAGAGATTTAGGGGGTGGGGATCATTTCTTTCATATAAAAGGTAAAGGCGTAACAGTTTGGTATGTCCCTGAGTTTGGTAGTCAACAAGAGGGTTATGAAATACCAGATATGAAAGGGGATCCATTTTGAGCGAGGATACAAGTTCATGGTCTATTATACTTGGTCCACCAGGAACAGGTAAGACAACGACTATCTTAAACCTTATCGAAATGGAAATGGAAAAAGGTACACCTCCTGATAAAATAGGATATTTTGCTTTTACTAAGAAAGCCTCGGAAGAGGGTAAAGAAAGAACAATGTCACGTTTCGGACTTGCAGGAAAAGATATACCTAATTTTAGAACACTTCATTCTTTATGTTATCGTATGTTAGGCTTATCGAGAGAATCTGTTATGGGACGTTCTAACTATAGAGAGTTTAACGATATAATGGGAATGCGATTAACAGGAGAGATGACACTTGAAGAGGGTGCTATTTCTATGTTATCAAAAGACGATAAACTAAAATTTGTTGAAGGACTATCACGTCTTCGATGTGTAGGACTACGACAAGAATGGCAAAATCATCATGATGAAGATATTGATTGGCATATGTTAGAAAGGTTTTCATTAGGGCTACAGAAGTTTAAAAAGGCACGTGGTCTATATGATTTTACAGATATGCTAGACTTATGTGTAACAAAACAATTATCTCCAAAATTAGATGTAATGTTTGTAGACGAAGCTCAAGATTTAAGTCCTTTACAATGGCAGTTAATAAGAGTCCTTGCAAAGAATTCTAAGAGAGTCTATATTGCTGGTGATGATGACCAAGCTATTTTTAGATGGGCAGGGGCAGATGTAAATTTCTTGATTGATATATCCCAAGGGGCTCGTGTCTTGGAAAAGAGTTATAGAATTCCTAAAAGGATTTTCAATATCGCTAATCAAGTAATAAGGCGTGTTAAGACAAGAACAGATAAAATTTGGCAACCAAGGGAGGACTTGGGTGATGTCGTTACCGAAACACATTTCGAGCATGTTGATATAACCTCTGGCGAATGGTTAATTCTATCACGTTCTAATTATTTTTTAAATGAAGTAGAAGCACATTGTAGAGGATTAGGTGTTTACTTCGATAGAAAGAATAATCCTTCTATATCACAGAAAAAAGTCGATGCAGTAAAAAACTGGGAGAAGTTAAGAAAAGGTGAGTTTGTTTTCCCTGATCAAGCTAGTGATATTGTTCAGTATATAAAGGGGGCTAAACGAAAAGTATTTGATGACTTAGAGTCATCGTTAAAGTTAACTCTTAAAGAAGTAACAGTAAAAGCAGAACTACCTGAAGCAAAAATATGGCATGATATGTTTACAGGGTTAAGCCCTCACGAAAGAAGTTATATCTTAGCCATGCTACGAAAAGGTGAGAAGATAACTAAAAAGCCTAGAATAACTTTATCAACTATACATTCAGCTAAAGGAGGAGAAGCTGATAATGTAATTCTTTTTACAGATATACCTCATAGAACTTGGAAAGCGTATGAAAAAGAACCTGATGATGATACTCGTGTATTTTATGTAGGGTTAACAAGAGCAAAACAAAAACTTCATATTATACAACCGACAACGAATAAATATTTTATGGTATGATAAAAAATAACTTTATTGATTTTAAAAAAACGTATATCTTAATATAGTAAATTTTTATTTAAAGAAAGGATGAATTTATGTCAGAAGATACTAAAAATTTTGGTATAGAAATAGAAGATGATATTCCTGTGCCTCCAGGATCTGATCGTAGGTCTGTTGAAAGAAAATATCCATTAGCAGAATTAAAAGTAGGTCAGTCTTTTTTCTTACCTTTAGAAGAGGGAGATGATTTAAAACGTATGGGTAATCGTTTAAGCCAAGCTAGACAAGGCTATCAAAAAAGAAACGAAGGTGTTCGTTTTACACAGCGTATGTGGGAAAAAGACGGTGAAGTTGGAATAAGAGTCTGGCGAATAGAATAGGAGGAAAACATGGCATCTATAAGAAGAAAATTAGTAGAAAATGCAAACAATTCTAAGAATACTAGAATGGATATTGCAGGTGCAGGAGTTATGGCTAACTGGAGACCAGACGAACTTGCTCATATAAGTCGGTTCTGTAAGATAGGACAGATAATTATGGATGAAGCAAAACGTCTTGGTAGACCAGTCGAGTGTTTAGAAGCTGGGTGTGGAGAATTATGGGTTCTTCGATATCTATATAAAGCCTTTGTTTCTAAAAAAGAAAAGATAATTAAGCAGTATGTAGGAGTCGATATCGATCCAGCTTGTTTAGAAGACTGGTGGGTAAACGATAGTGAGTCTGTAGTAAAACATCAATGGTTTAAAACGATGACAGGTAACAACCCTTTTAGTCGTATTGATATTCAAGATTTAACTACTAATCCAGAGTTCGATGTTCCTAACGAAACCATAGATGTGTTTTGGTCTACAGAAGTTATTGAACATATGAAACCAGATGCAATAGATTATTGGTTGCGTAGTGCATATAAAAAGATGCGAATGGGTGCAGTAGCTTATATATCAACACCTAATCATGATGGATCTAATGATAAATTACCTAAAGACCATTTTTATGAGTGGGGGTTTGAAGAATTAAAAGAGTTGTTAAGTCGTTACTTTACAATAAAAGATGTAAAGGGTGTATTTACTCAGATGAATAACTTTAAGAAAAACCATCGTGCTAATATGAGATGGTCACAAAACGTGATTGACGATATAGAGGCTAGGTTTGATAAGCATTGGGCTAGAGTTATCTTAGCAACAGCTTATCCTGAGACAGCAAACAACTGTGCTTGGATATTAAGAAAGGAAGTATAATGGCAAAATATAAAAGTGATGATCTAGATAATGTGTGTAGAGAGATGCTTGGTCATACAAACTGGGGGTATATAGAACCGTACTCAGGTAAACAGTTTGAAAAATTAAAGAAGGATCATGACATCGACTGTATTGTTGTCTTTTTTAAAGATCCTGATCCAGAGGATGCACCAGATCAAGCTTATGATTGGTAGTAAAAATGATACCTGAAAGACGCTTCTTTTGGTGGATAGAGGAACGACATGAAATTTTTAAGAAAAAAGAACAAGGTCTTCCTCGTCCATGGACAACAGATATAATATTAGATACTTATCGTTTTACTAATCCTTTTCGTGAAAACGATAAGACAACAGTTTGGTTTCGTGAAAATATGAGAAAGCCACTTCATAATAGAGAAGAAGTATTTATGGCTACAATAATTTTTAGATGGTTTAACTTAATTCAAACTGGAGAAACATTACTAAAACATAATCTTCATATAGATTGGGATCCTGAACTTGCTAGAGAAGAAATAAAAAAGCAAGATAAATATGTTACTGGAGGATATATAATCAAAACACCAGATGGTATGGATAAAGTCGATGGTGTTATTTGGTGCATAGAAAAAGTATGGAATAAACGAGACCGAACTATGGTAGAACTGCTTCATGAAACAAATACATTAAAAAGGGCTCATCTTCTTTTACAGCAGTTTCCTTATCTAGGGCATTTCATGGCTTATGAAGTTGTGTGTGATTTAAGGTATACTTTTTATTTAGATAAATCCTTTGACATTGTTCATTGGGCTAATGCTGGTCCAGGAGCCATGCGAGGATTAAATAGAATCCATGCAAGAGATTTAAACTATACAAGTAAAAAGCACGACTGGAACGCAGAGATGAAAGCCTTATACAAATTAAGATACGACTATCTTCCTTATGAGATTGCTCATAAAATGGAGATGCGAGAAATAGAACATAGCTTATGCGAGTTTGATAAATATGAACGAGTTCGTAATGGCGAGGGTAAACCGAGAGGATTATACAGATGAAAACATTTTTAGGTAATAACGTAGAAGAAGTTTTTCAAATTGCTCTTATGTCTCTAAGAGAAAAGAACGAAACAGTAAGAGTAAAAAGTCGAAATGGAGATGTACTTATGTTTCCTGACCCAGTTTGTTCGACTTATAAATATCCTAATCAAAGAGTTTTATTTATGGCAGAAAGGAACTGTAATCCTTTCTTTCATTTTATAGAAGGACTTTGGATGTTAGCAGGTCGTAGAGATGTAAAACCTCTAGCAAGATTTGTTAAACGCATGGAAGAATATTCTGATGATGGACATTCGTTATATGGGGCGTATGGTTATCGTTGGCGAAATCAATTTGCTAATGATCAACTACACGCTATTATAAGAAAATTACAAGAAAATCCATATGATAGACGTATTGTTCTTTCTATGTGGGATCCTATTAAAGATTTATATTATGATGGTAAAGATGTACCATGTAATACACAGATTTATTTTAAAACTAGACCAGATGATATTCTTGATATGACTGTGATGTGTAGGTCTAACGATTTAATCTGGGGTGCTTATGGTGCAAACGCTGTGCATTTTAGTATGCTACATGAATACGTTGCTTCAATGTCTGGTCTACACTTAGGTCGATATCATCAAGTAAGTAACAATGCTCATGTATATATAAATATATGGGAAAGGTTAGAAAAGAAATTACCGATAGGTATAGCCCCAAGTCAATATAACGATGAAATAAAATCATTACCTTTAGTACAAGATGGTTCTAAATTTGATCAAGATGTAAAATGGTTTTTTAATTTAATTGCTGATAAAGAAAATAATGAGCAGTTAGGTGGTATGTGGATAACACCTGATCACTTTGCAAATACAAATACATTTGCACATACTGCTTTACCTATGGTAGAGGCTTGGAACTTCTATAAAAACAAAGAGTTCGAGCATGCAATCGCCCAAGCCTCTACGATCCAAGCACCTGATTGGAGAAGAGCATGCATAGAATGGCTAGAAAGGAGAAAACAAAGCTATGACAAAAAGGGAAAAAATAAACGATGAAGAGTATGAAAAGCTACAAGAAGAAAATGAACTTCATGGCGAAGACTATAGTCGTATAATTAACCAAGTTCATAATACTGCAATAGATGATGTCGAAGGCTTACACTTAGCTGAACAAGACTATGGTGATAGTTGGAAAAAGCGAGGGGGTATCGGTGCTTTTATGATGTTAGCAAGGAAGTGGGATCGTATAGAAAAACAAGCTGAAGATTATACTTACGATGTCTTCTTAGCTTTAAAAGAGGATAATAGAGAAGAGGGGCTTATAGACGATATACGAGACTTAAGGCGTTATCTACTCTTAGTTGAAGCCGAAATGACTTTACAAAAGAATGGTAAATGAGGTAAAATCTTCCCTAGAGAAAGGGAAGAAAGACATGCCAAAATATAAAAACCCTCTTCAACAACCTTTGTTTACACCTGATAGTTCTTGGATGATACCAGAAGTCTTACCTGACTTATCAAAAGCTAAAGAAATATGTATAGACTTAGAAACATGGGATCCAAACTTAAAAGAAAAAGGTTCAGGTTGGGCGAGAAAAGATGGTCACATTGTTGGTATTGCTTTAGCTACTGAGGGTTGGCAAGGTTACTTTCCTGTTCGACATAGGTCTGGTGGCAACTTGGATGAGAAGTTAGTCTTTAATTGGCTAAAAGAAATGTTATCTACTAACTCAGATAAAATATGTCACAATGCTTCTTATGATATAGGGTGGTTAAAAGCAGAGGGTATTGAAGCTAAAGGTCGTATAATTGATACGATGGTTGCTGCACCACTTATTGATGAGAATCGTTTTAGTTATTCGTTAAATGCTTTAGGTAGGCATTACTTACAAGAAAGTAAGAACGAAGAATTATTAAACGATGCTGCAGAAGCATGGAACGTAGATTCAAAGTCAGGACTTTCTGAACTACCACCCATGTATGTTGGTCCATATGCAGAGCAAGATGCTGCATTGACTTTACGTTTATGGAAACATTTTAAAACAGAATTATCTAAACAAGATCTGTGGTCTATATTTAATTTAGAATCTTCCATTACTCCTTTGCTTATCGAAATGAGAATGAGAGGTGTTCGTATTGATTTAGAACGAGCAGAAGAAATGTCTAAGAAGTTTCATGCAAAAGAAATGGAAGCCCTACATAAAATAAAACAGCTTGTAGGTTCAGAGGTAGAAATATGGGCTAATGCATCTATAGAAAAAGCATTTAAGAAACTTAACCTACCATATAACTTTACAGAAAAAGGATCGCCTTCTTTTCAACAGATATGGCTCGAGGAGCATAAACATGAGTTTCCTCAACTTATTGTAAAAGCAAGGAAGATGAATAAAGCAAGGACTACCTTTATTGACGGTATGCTTATGAGTAACCAACAATCAGGTCGTATACACGCTGAACTTCATCCTTTACGTTCCGATGATGGTGGAACTGTTACAGGTCGTTTTAGTTATAGTAATCCAAACTTACAACAAGTACCAGCAAGAGACCCTGAGATAGGAACAGCAATCAGATCCCTCTTCATCCCAGAAAGTAAATGTGAGTGGGGTGCTTTTGATTATTCTCAACAAGAGCCAAGGCTCGTGGTTCACTACGCTGAGATGATGGAACTTCGAGGAGCCAAAGATGCAGGAGATGCATTCCGTTCAGGAGATGCAGACTTCCATCAAGTCGTTGCAGATATGGCAGGTATACCAAGAAAACAAGCTAAGAATATTAATCTTGGTTTATTTTACTCTATGGGTGTTCAAAAGCTATCTGATAGTTTAGGGCTTACATTAGACGAGGGTAAAGAATTATTTGGTCGTTACCATGAACGAGTTCCTTTCGTAAAAGCGTTAAGCGAAAGAGCAGTACGACGTGCTGGAGATCAAGGTAATATAAGAACATTACTTGGCAGACGTTGTCGTTTCGATAAATGGGAACCAATGCAGTTCGGTACAAGAAAAATTATGGATCATAAAACTGCCTACGCTGAATATGGTAATGCTATTAAAAGGGCGTTTACACATAAAGCTATGAATAGATTAATACAAGGTAGTGCAGCAGATATGACTAAAAAAGCAATGCAACTTTTATACGAAGAAGGAATTATACCTCACGTTCAAGTACACGATGAATTAGACTTTTCAATCGAGTCTCCTGAACAAGCACTAAAGATAAAAGATATAATGGAATCTTGTGTTGAGTTAAAGGTGCCAATAAAGGTTGATGTAGAACTTGGTCCAAATTGGGGCGAAGCAAAGGATGCAGAAAAAGTGATAGAACATGCTGAATCTGTACGAGGGTGGACTAGAGGGTCTGAGTCTGAATATACAAAGCAAGCGATATAATGCCAGTATTTTCTTATTTTATTCTTTTTAGTCTTAGTTTAAAATAAAATAAAAAGGCGTAAAATAATGAAAGAAGACACTACTATAAAGATACCTATAACGATGGCATTAGTTATATGGAAAGCACTAAATAATGTAAATGCTAAAGAAGCAGACTTAATTGCTGCATCACTAATTGGACAGGGTGTTGAGTTCCTTGGTACTCCAGAAGAGACTATCGATTTTTATCGAGAGTATCTAATTACCGAAGGCGTAATCGAAATGGAACCAGAAACAAAACACTAAACTTTAAAACTAGAAAGGAGAGAAAGTATATGTCTAAAGAAGAAATGTTAGAACGTCGTGTATGGCTTGATCCTGATAAAAGGTGGGGTAAAACAGTTACCATAACTCTTAAATTTGATCATGCAGATACAAGTCGTGAAGAAATAAAACTACACTTAAAAGATTTAATTGAAGCTGATGTTATAACTTATAAGGAGGAAATACATGGGTAAAGTAAAAGCATTATGGCAAGAAAAAATGGATAATATTTGTATCGAATTCGAAGAAGGATTTATTCAAGAAAAAGAAGCGTTTGAAAAGTTATGTAAATTAACTTCTCCTGAACACGCTCAAGAAATGCTAGATGTATGTATACCAGGAGTAAGGGATAATTCGGATGACTCGGCATGATGTAGATGATATATTAAGAGAGTTAGCTGAAATACATGGGTTAAGAAAGGAAGAAGTTCAAATAGAGTCTCTTCCTTCTATGCGTACTGTTAACCTACCACCTTTAAAATACCGAGCAAAACATCTAATAGATAATGGTCGTAATCATGGGGCTAGACTTAAAAAGAATAAGAAAAAATATAAAAAGACAAAATACAAATATATTCGATCATCTCGTCTTCAAGAAAGAGCAATGACAAAAAACCAAGCTATAACTCATGCAGTAAATTATGGGTATCATTTAGATTGTTTTGCTCATATCGAGGGGTTGGCTGAAGCACCACGATGTTTAATGTGCGACTTACCTCCTCGAACGATTGGAGATTATATTTATTCTTGTTTTACACCATATTATAAATGTGAAGTTTGTTTTTCAATCAGACCATATTCTACAAATAAAGATACTAATCCGAATACTTGGATATTTAATGATGAATATGCACGTAAAAGAAGACAATATAACGTATGGAATTTGAGGTATTTTAAGCATAGGATCAACAAGATTCTTAAAGAAGATACAAGATGGTTATAAAGGAGAGTATATGTTCAAAGCAGTAGCTGTAATATGTTCAGCTTGGATAGCAAACGGTGAAGCAAAACAAGCCTGTTTTACTCACATGTTTGATTGGAAGTTTGAAACGAGAAAAGAATGTCAAATAAGACTGATTTATTATCGTGCTAAAGAATTACCACCATACCATAATGTAGCATTAGGTGACTGCATTAAGATAGACGAGTAATACATAAAAAAGATAATAATCTTATTTTATTGTATATAAATTTACTATATTATAATAGAGATAATAATAACATACTATCTATTTAAGATTCGTGTTAACTATTATCTTGTAAAGATGAAACGGTTGTGTGTTCCTTTAAGTGCAATGTTGAAAGACAGCCTAACAATGGAGGAGCACATAGCTGTAACGTCGAGTCCACTTGCGGACTTTAAAATTGCCAGTCGAGGTTTTTCGGGGTGGGGGTTACAAGACTTTAAACGAAACTCCCCCACAATTTAGTTAGAAAGGAAGAGTAATGGAAGAAACTAAAGTACATAATAGCAAATTTGGTTACACTACTGTGCCAAAAAAAGCAGATGAACTTGAAGTTGCTTATACAGTCTATTCGAGATGGGAACTAAACGAACCTATTGAGAAAGCCTATTCTTGGTGGATTAAGTATGATAAACTTCATGTTGTATGGCGACAAGGTGAGGGGTATGTTGAATACTTACCTGTATCAGAAGCACGCCATAGAGATTTTAAACACCCTGACGAAAATGGGATATTTCTAAATGGCGAACCAGTGGAGGAAAAACTTGAAGAATAATTTCCCTGATCCATATAAGTCTTCTAATCTTTTAGAGTTTATTGTATCGAACGATTGGAGACAAGTAACTAAATCAGATTTACTTTCACATGCTGGCATAGAAAACACTAAGTCTGCACGCATATGTGAGTTATCAGATAGGCAGTTTATTATCGATGGTAACATACTATACGAGTACCACGATGAAAATCATTATTCCCATAACCAATGGGAACTAACCTCAGTGCTTAATTTAAGAAAGGAATTTACAAATGAACAGGATACAAATGAAAGAAAAAGAATTACTAGGTTATTTGAACAAAATGGATATTAAAGAATATGGTAGAGTATTTTTCGATGCTCATACCATATTCAAACCCTCAGACTTTTATGATCTAGGACTACCGAAAGATTATGTAGATCAGTTTATTTATAATTATCAAACCGATCATACTGACTTAACAGGTAAGGGAGTTATAACTGATCATGATGGAGAAATAATTAATGACTTAGAAGGCGTTATGGCAATACGAATAGCAGAGAATATGGCATCTACTCTTGGTTTAAGAAAAGCAATGTCTGAAGCTAATTCAAAGTTCGGTAGAGGTGCTACGCTAAGAGTATTATCAGGAGCCATATGGCAAGAAGCAGAAAGGAAGAAAAATGAAATACACAAAAGCTGAGATTAAAATTGTAGCCGACTTTGAAAAGTTAATTAAGAAAAAAGGATGGCAACCTATGGAGACAAAGGGAGTAGGGGGTGCTTGGTTTGGTGGTAAATCACATTACAAACTGGCTGACTATGTGCCTAGTAAAGTTTTTGATCAAGTTAACCTTGAAGATATAGATTTTTTAGTACTTGGATGGAGGACAGATTAAATGAGTTGTGACCAAAACGATCACGCAATAGGTGATATTTTAACAGAGATTAGTTCTATGACTATAAATGACTTTCAAAACAAGATAGAAGAATATAGAATAAAAGAAGTTAACAGCGTTATTGATTTAGCAGTTGCTGATCTAGCTGAAAAGCTTTTTGAAGAAAGGGGGCGTTAATGATTTTAACAACTAAAGGTTATTATCGAATCAGACTGAAAACAAAAGGTCAGTCTGGTTCATCATATATTGGTTCATATAAGACAAGGGAAGAAGCTGAAGCTAGGATAAGATCATTGTCCTCATATCTTCGCAACCAAAACTTTTACTCAATAGAGATAGAAGAAATGAATAATGCATTACGCTTCGAGTGCCACGATAAAAAACATAATAATCCTATATTTTCTCTTTAAATCTTACTTTATACTTAAAGTATAAATAATAAAAGTAGAAAGGTAGATTATGAAATATTGTAAAGTTTGTAACGAGCAGTTGATACCACCTGCTCGTTTTATTCTTGGCTATCGTACTTGTTTACCATGTGGCGAAGCTGAGGCAAAGAAAAGAGTACACACTGTTGTACCATTACATAAGTCTAATTACATCGTTGTAAGTAACCGAGCCGATCTTGTCGGTATAAATACGAAAGGAGCATAATGATGGATAAGTTTATTAACCATTATAATTGGCATATTCGTTACCCAGATGGGGATGATGAATATTGGTATTTAACAGTTGCTGATGCTATTGCTGATTTTGGTAGACTACAAGTAATACATAATGGCAAGTGTACAATTGATCTTATTGAGTTAAGTGCCATACGTGCAGCACGAGAAAAATCTGCAAAGCAAGAGGTATCTAAATGATGGATAGAACTAAAATTATGGTTTGTTGCATTTGCCAAGAATCAATTAAGCCAAAGTATCTTGGGAAAGATAAGGATGGTGAGGACTACTATTGGTATGAGGGCGAAAACCCTGAGCCTATAGCACCTTATAAAGACGAAAATAATCAAAGAAATGCTTGTTGTACCGACTGCAATAGTAAAGTTGTTTTACCAGCAAGGATGACCGAGATAACTTTATCACAATTAAAAAAGAAAGGAAAAGAAAATGAATGATCCCATTTCAAATATGGGCGATATCGTCAATAAAGTTTATGACGATAAGATGTCCGAAGTTGTTCGTGACGCAGGAAAAGAACTTGCTGAACTAAAACAAAAAGTTAAGGAAGCACGAGAAGAAAATATTAGGTTGAAAGCTACGATCAAAGCACAAAATAATATAATTGAACTTATTGATCGATTACAAAAGGCTCGTGAAAAATGAAGAAAAACGCAATTATTAGACAAGTCAAAAAGGGCTTGTCTAGTGATGCCATTGTTGGAATGTTTTTAAATAAAGAATGTTCGAACAAAGACGAGATTTTAAGCATCATTAAAAAACATAAGTGGGAACAATTTAAAAAAGGCTCAGTCTGGAGGAGAGACTGAGCCCTATAGTTTGGATTACGTTCAATCAATGATAGCTTAAACAAAAAACGATTAAAAGCATTATTTTGTAATAGTAATCGTTTTTATTCTGGTTTACTATAATAAATATAGTAAATTAATTTGATTTGCAGAAAGGAGAAAGACTATGGCACATCAAATCGAAACGATGGCTTATGCTAACGAAGTTCCTTGGCATAAGCTAGGCACTCAAGTCAGCGATGACTTGACACCTGCAGAAATGCAGAAAGCTGCAAAGCTTGATTGGACAGTAAGTAAGCGACCAGCTTATACTATTACTGATCCAGAGTATCACGAAAAGACTGGAGTGATGCACTGCGAGGGGCATCACTTTATTGTTCGTGATAACGATTCAAGAGTTTTATCGCATTGTGGTGATAATTATATCCCAATACAAAACGACGAGATTTTTGATTTCTTCGTTAAGTTTACTAAAGCAGGTCACATGAAAATGGAGACTGCAGGTTCACTTAAAGATGGTGGTGAGATTTGGGGTTTAGCCAAACTTGCAGATGACTTCAAGTTAGTTGGTGGTGACGAAGTAAAAGGTTATCTTTTGATTAATCAGCCACACACTGCAGGTAAAGCTATGACGATTAAGTTTACACCGATACGAGTTGTATGTAATAATACACTTACAATGGCGTTACAAGGTAATGGGACAGCACTTCGTATGCCCCATGTAAAACAGTTCGATGAAGACGTAAGGAAATCTGCAGAAGAAGCACTTGGTCTTAGTAGCCAAGCAATTAAAGACTTTAAAGATAAGTCCGAGTTTCTTGCATCGAGGCAGTATAAAGAAGAACCACTTCTCAATTATCTTGCTGAACTTTATCAACCACAGTTGCTTATCGACAAAGCGAAAACACCTGATACTGAGTTTATTGTACGAGAGAATATCAATAAGACTATCGAGCAAGTCCTTCAAAATATTGATGCTTCTCCAGGAGCAACAATGAAATCAGCTAAAGGAACATGGTGGGGTGCATTGAACGGAGTTACCTATAAAGAAGATCATCAACGTTCTTCAAAAGGTGAGGGTAATGCACTACACTCAGCATGGTTTGGAGTTGGAGCGAACCGTAAGGCGAAAGCCCTAGATTTGGCTATTCAATATGCAGACGCTTAACTTCATGGACTATGTCCAGTTCGTCATGGACATAGTCATACTCGTCACAATGTAATGATTGTGACACTTTCTACCTTTACCCCACAGTTTAACGACTGTGGGGTTTTTACGATTAAAACGAATACTTTCGTTTTTAATTCGTTTTAATCTTAAGCTATACTATATATAAATAAAAAATAATTTTTAGAAAGGAAGAACGATATGTGGAAACATTTAGGTAATGAAGATGGTAATGGTTTCGGATATTGCGAATATTGGCATTTCGAAGATCCTGCTCACCCAGAGCATCCAAGCGAGATCCCTGAGACAATGAATCATGGACAAAATGGTTTACATTTTGTTGGACAGTGTAAGTCAGATGATCGAACGGTTAAGTACGATATCTATCAATATACTGACCAAAACTATTTATATATTATTCATGTTCACGATGAAACATGGAATTATTTTAGATACGAGTTAGAGAGGGGAGCAGTCGAATGACAAAAACAAAAGACTCGACTGATCTAACAGTCAGAACGAATTGGATGGATCTGAAAGGTCGGCTAATTCAACTCTTCGATGATACTCAATTGGAAAAAACTAATGAGTTTTGTCTTTGTTATGATAATGGTTCTAGTTTAACTTTTGTAGTTGATGAGACTACTGAACTTCATGTTACTCATTCTTACTACTCTGTTATTGCTTTAGTTATTTATATTGATGGTCATGGTTATCGCCATGTTCAGCAGGAATGGTTTGGTAATCACTGTATGGAGTTAACTAGTACATCTTATGAAACTGAGGCTCATGAATTTATTAAGTCTATTCAAAAGATATTTGAACGCTACTATATTTATCAAATTGGTTGGGAGATTCCTGATCGTATTGGTAAAAAAATGGGATATTGTGAAGATGGTTTTACTAAAGATGTTTGTCTTCTTACGATCCAAGATTTCGGTGAGTTTCGTAATCTTGATCTTCCTGCTTCAAATGATGGCGTAAAATATTTTTTACGTCGTGTTCGTTTTGTCCACGGAAAAGTTCAACCATGGACTACTAAGAAGCCTACACATAACCGAGAACTGACTGTAACATTAACTGCTAAATGAAGGAGGCATCATAATGAATACTACAGGTGATTTCATAAAAACACAGAAGAATCGAAATCTTGTTCAATTATCAAACGCTGAGACGATCAAAGAGTTAAAAGAGATCCAAGAGATGTTATACAATAATCAGGGTATTCAACTCAGTCTTCAAAAAGTTGTCGATCATCTGATTCATCATTATTTGAAAGAAAGATAATGGGAGAATACGAGTGTATTGACTGTAATGAAATCTTTTGGGCAGAGGAGCCTCCTCACCCAAAAGATCTTTGTGATAAATGCATAAAAGAAAGGAGAGTAACCGATAAAAAAGATTAGAAAGCCCTTTACTATAGTAAGGTTTTCAAGTATCATAATGGTATAACTTAAATATTTATAGAAAGGAAGAAAGTTATGACTAAAGCAAAAAAAGTTGCGAAAACAACAGAAACTAAGAATAGCCCAGTTGGTAATTCAGGGATCCCTGCACCATCTAAAAATGGGTTCAATAACAGAAAAGTAAAGTTATTGACTAAGTCTATTGAGAACAGAAAGATTGCTGACCAAGCGATGGTTGTTCTTAATACTCTCGAAGCATTGGGAGGTGAAGCCACACAGGGTGCAGTTGTAGATGCTATGGTAGAGAACGGTTTAAAATCTGTTCAAACACCGAAAAGGATTTATGACTTTTACAGAAAAATGTTAACTGAAGCTGGTTACATTAAACTGGACGCTTAATAATAAAGAGGGGCTTACAGCCCCTTTTTTTTACGATTAAAAAGAAAGGTTTCGGTTTTATTTCTATTTAATCTTTTTGTATACTATTTATATATTAAAAATTTAGTTAGAAAGGTAGAAAAAATGACTAATACATTAGTAGAAAATTTGATAAAAGCGACTGAGCCAAAGACAACATATCGACTAGGTTGTCATCATTTGAGGTACTTTCGCAGAGACGCATACCCAACCTCCATTGAAAGAGTATTTAGTACAATTTATACTTCTTTTGATAAAGCTGGTCGTGCATTAGTTGATATGGAAAAGTTAGTCGATAGAGAACAGCCTAACGATGTTTATACTTTTTTCATCAGAGAGCAGTAGAATGGGACACGCTTATTTTACTGATGAACAAAGGGAGTTCATAGCTTCGACTTTGTATTATTATCATAGCCGATATTTCATGAGTCCAAGAGACAAAGTATTATATAACAAAGTACTGAGTAACTTAGGATCACCAAAGAGTACTGGCAGTCCATGGAATGGTTATTATCCATACATTTATGGGGATCTTGAAAAAGATCTCCACAAAGGTAAATTTGGGAGTTTAGAAGATTATAACAAAGCTGTCGAAAAAGGTACAAGCAAACATGGTGTCAAAATGGCTAAATACTGTTGGTTTGTAGAAACAGAGATCCCACCTTACCACGAAAAAAGAGTACTCGCACGATAAAGACAGGGGCAGAAATGCCCCAATGTCTCATCTAAACACTTTTCACATTTTAAATACATAAAACTCCATCATAATGTCATAATGTCATAGAATTGCTTGTAATGCACTGTGAGCCTTGAATCATGGGTATGATATTTCGATTTCAAATATGATATATCAAGTTATAGATAAAGGGTCGTGGGAAAGATTTTATGATATGATTACATAAATTCATTTTAAAATTACATTGTATTTGGTAAGATTTGTGATATCATACATCTTGAAAGTATGAATAGGACAAATTGATGAGAGACCTCGAGTATACTCCAGTTTTGCCATCAGAGTGTGGGAACTACTGGATCGCCCCAGATGGTAAGAGACACAGACCCTTATTACCAAAGCATAAAAAGTTCTGTAGACTTTACGTTGAAGGAATGTCTGCTGCAAAAGCAGCAAGAAAATCAGGCTTTACCAAAGACATGATTGGCTCAAAAGTTCAAGGTTCTGCGATGCTTCGCAAAAACCCATTAATTGCAAATTTCATTATCGAACTTTTGAATAAACAAAATCAAAGGGCAGAAGTAAGTGTTGATTCACATCTAACAGAACTTTCCCATTTGCGTGACGAAGCGAAGGATTCAGGGCAAATTGCTGCGGCGATCTCGGCAGAGGTGTCAAGGGGTAAGGTCGCAGGACTTTATATTGATCGTAAGGAAGTAATGGTATCAAAGATGGAGACTATGTCATCGGAGGATCTTATATCAAGGATAAAGCAAATTGTTGATGGGAGCAACATAAAAACAATCAATCATGAAGACGGAGAAAGCATTATACCAAGCATTGAAAACCAACCTGCCGAAAGTTCACTGGCAAAGGATTGAGATTGGTTCATTAGGGACAGGGGTTCCTGATGTTAATGCGTGTTGGCAAGGCAAAGAAGTTTGGATTGAACTTAAACTCGGTTCGCTTCAGTCAATCAATCTTTCGCCTCAGCAATGCGCATGGCACATGCGTAGAGCAAACGCAGGTGGTGTTTCATGGATTCTTTCATACGATCATTCAAAACGAGAGTTATGGTTGATTCCAGGAATCGAGTCAATCAATCTAAGAGAACGTACTCTTTCATCATCAGATCTTATTCATCATCAAAGCTCGCCATTTGACTGGAAAGTATTGATAAAGAAAATTTGTATGATTGACTGACTGCCGTCTTTCATCATCACCTTTCATCATCACCTTTCATCAACAAAAGATAATATAACGAGTACATATATACATACATACAAAGAAGCAATGATAGATAGACCGATAGACCGACCGATAGACAGACCGATAGACAGACCGACCGATTATTTCCTAAAAAGAAATAGACATTTTCCTAGAAAGAAATAATAAACGCTTTACTTTAGTAAATATTAGTATACTATAATAGGTAAGGGGCTAGGTGGTCTAGCCCCTATAACTAGTCAAGAAAGGTAGAAATATTATGACTAATACTAATAAGGTGGTTACTAACCAAAATAAGTTTAACTTAAATACCCTAGTGGCTGTACCCCCTAAAGCAGGTGGTAAGATTAATGCCAATACTTTTAAGTTAGTTGATAACATTGAAGAAGTGTTAAAGGCTAACCCTTTAGGTGGGCAAGCTAGGGTATTAGTATTAACCCTTGCTAAGTTAGGTGGTAAGGCTACTAAAAGCCAGTTACAAGCTGAACTACTAAAGAATAATAAATCAGGGGTTGAACACTATGATTTAAAATCTACCCCTACTAACGTTGATAAAGTGTTAGGGCACTATGTTAAACAGTTAGGTAGTCTTGGTAAGTGGTCTAGTGGTACTAACCCAGCCCCTAAATACTGGGAAGTTAGCTAACTAACTATAAAAGGGGCTAATTACTAGCCCCTTTTTTATTACCTACTAAATGATAATGATAATCATTATCAAGCTACCACCACCCTATTATTAAACGCTATATATAAGGGGCTACCCCCTTAACTACAGATAACATCTTTATTTAAGCACTAAAGTGCAAGGCTCTCAGCCGATATCTCAAAAATTTTGGGATAGGAACCTTCTAAAGGCTTTTATTTTTTCAAAAAATAGTTTATATGTAAAATATGGTTAATGACTCTAACAGAGACGACCCATCATTTGATATAGGTTTTCAGGGACTAGCAAGTCTAGGCGATCCTGGAATTGGTCCAGTTGATATGGGTAGTGTTCCAAATACATTTGGAAGCATGCCAGGAAATACTCCAACAACTATGGGTTTAACACAAGCAGCGATTCAAGGTTTAGGAGCCTCACCAAATGTTCAAATAAGTGGGTTAGGAGGAGTCCCAAGACCAGGAGTTTCTGATAGGAAGCCTATGGCTCAAGGTATGTCTTTTCAAGATTTTTTACAAAACCAGTTTCAAGAACCAAAAGACTTTGTTAAATTTGGTACAGGTATTTTATCTTTTCTTCCTTCTCCTGTACAACCTTTTGCTCAAATTATATCAAAAGGATTAACTTTAAGTGATATAAGCGACGCTGTACAAGGCAAAGGTACAGGAATCATGCAAACTGCAGCAGACACACTTAGTAGTTTCGATTTAGGAGCAATTACGAAAAAACTTGCAGATATAGCAACACAAAATGAACCATCTCAATAATTTAACAGACGTAGAAAAATTTATATCTACAACAGATTTAACAACTTTAAAACGTGATGAATTATTAGAATTAAATTTAATAACGGATGAATTAAAACGAAGAAAGCTTCAAGGAGAATGCCGAGAAAATTTTTTAACCTTTGTTAGAACAATGTGGAGTTCGTTTATCGAAGGAGCACATCACCGAATTATGTGCGAACAATTTAATAAAATCGCAAAAGGTGAATTAAAACGAGTAATTATTAATATGGCACCACGACATTCGAAGTCAGAAATGTCTTCTTATATGCTTCCATCGTGGCTTTTAGGTATTCGACCTGATTTAAAAATAATCCAAGCAACACATACAGGTGAACTTGCTGTACGTTTTGGTAGAAAAGTTAGAGATTTAGTTGATACGAGAGAATATAAAGAAATTTTTCCTAATGTTTCGTTACGTGCTGACTCAAAAGCAGCAGGTCGATGGGAAACAACCGAAGGTGGCGAATATTTTGCGTCTGGTGTAGGGGGTGCGATTACTGGTAGAGGTGCAGATATCTTAATAATTGACGATCCACACTCGGAACAAGACGCTTTAAGCGAAACAGCAATGGAAATGGCATACGAATGGTACACTTCTGGACCACGACAAAGACTACAACCTGGAGGAGTTATCATTTTAGTGATGACAAGGTGGTCAAAAAAGGACTTAACAGGTCAATTATTAAAGGCACAGATGTCAGATTTAAAAGCAGATAAGTGGGAATTGATAGAATTTCCTGCAATTATGCCATCTGGTAAGCCAGTTTGGGAAGAATTTTGGAAAATTGAAGAATTAGAAGGAATACGAGCCTCATTACCTCATTCGAAGTGGTCTGCTCAATGGATGCAAGAGCCAACAGGAGGTGATGGAGCTATAATTAAGAAAGAATGGATCCAAATTTGGGAAAAATCGAGCCCTCCAGCAGTTAGTTTTATAATACAGAGCTACGATACAGCATTTTTGAAGTCAGAAAGGGCTGATTATAGTGCGATTACGACTTGGGGCGTATTTTATGTAAACGAAGGCGATGAACCTAATATAGTTTTACTTGATTCTATCCGAGATAGGTACACTTTTCCTGAATTAAAACAAGTTGCTCACGAAAGTTATTTACATTGGGAGCCAGATTCAGTTATCATCGAATCTAAGGCGTCAGGAATGCCATTAACACAAGAATTACGAGCTATGGGTATTCCTGTACAAAATTATTCGCCTAATAGGGGGCAAGATAAAATTGCTAGGACTAACGCAGTGGCACCACTTTTCGAATCAGGAATGGTTTGGGTGCCAGAAACAAGATGGGCAGAAGAACTTGTTGAAGAACTTACAGAATTTCCTAATGGAGACCACGATGATTTGGTCGATTCGACTACACAAGCCCTTTTACGGTTTCGTCAAGGAGGATTCGTGAGACATCCATCCGATTATGAAGACGAAACTTTAGAAAACAATGTAAAAGAATTTGTTTATTATTGAGGTATAAATGGCTATAGAAAAGAAAAAACCTATTGAACTTGTAACAGACGAAGAAGATATCGAAATAGAAGTCGATGATCAAGAGTCAGAAGAAATTGCTTTTGACCCTGAAAATACTGTATTACTAGAAGATGGTAGTGCAGTAGTTAATTATGAAGAAACATCTACACAAGGAGGACAAGATGATTTTTACAAAAATCTCGCAGATGATATTGACGATAGCTCACTCAATGAAATCGCTAGTGATCTTATTGAATCCTATAAAGAAGACCTCGAATCAAGACAAGACTGGCTCGACAGCTACACAGAAGGACTGGATCTCTTGGGAACGTCTACAGACGATAGGAGCGAACCTTTCAGAGGAGCGTCAGGAGTCTACCACCCACTCCTCGCAGAAAGTGCAACCCAGTTCCAAAGCCAAGCGTACAAAGAACTCCTCCCCCCAGGAGGTCCAGTCCAAACGAGGATCGTCGGTGAAACGTCGAAAGAAGTCGAAGACCAAGCAGAAAGGGTAAGAGGTTTTATGAACTACATGATACTTGATGTCATGGAAGAGTTCGACCCTGAATTAGATCAAATGTTATATTACCTACCTTTAACAGGGTCAGCGTTTAAAAAGACATATTATGATCAAACATTAAAAAGACCAGTTAGTAAATTTGTACCTGCTGATGATTTAGTTGTTTCGTATACAGAAAGTAATTTACAAACTTGTCCTCGTTTTACCCATGTTGTAACAATGCCTTATAACGATTTAAGAAAGTTACAAGTTTCTGGGTTTTATAAAGATGTAGAAATATTAGAGGATGAAGAACAAGAAACAAATGAATCTAAAGAAAAGATACAAGAAATAACAGGATTCAGACGTTCCTCCCAAGCGTCTGATATGGTCACTTTGCTTGAAATGCATGTTGACCTAGACTTAGAAGGATATGAAGATGCTGATGAACAAGAGACACCTACTGGCATAGCAATTCCTTACATTGTTACAGTTCACGAAGATTCAATGGAAGTCTTAGCTATACGAAGAAACTATAGGAGTGAGGATCCCTCCAAACAACGTATAAAATATTTTACGCATTATAAGTTTACTCCTGGACTTGGTTTCTATGGTTTTGGCTTAATCCATATGATTGGTGGTTTAACTAAATCAGCAACTTCTATCCTTCGACAGTTGATTGATGCAGGAACATTAGCTAATTTACCAGCAGGATTTAAATCAAGAGGATTAAGAGTACGAGACGATGATCAGCCCCTACAACCAGGAGAATTTAGAGATGTCGATGCTCCAGGATCCTCGATTCGTGAAGCAATTATGCCTCTACCTTATAAAGAACCATCAGCAACATTATTACAAATGTTAGGTGTTTTAATTGATAGTGGTAGAAGATTTGCATCTGTAGCAGATATAAATGTAGGTGATTCTAATCAAGCTATGCCTGTAGGAACAACTGTAGCTTTATTAGAACAAGGTACAAAAATTTTATCAGCTATACATAAACGATTACATTATGCACAAAGACAAGAATTAAAAATATTAGCAGAAGTAATGAAAGAAGGCTTATTACCTGAGTACCCATACAAAGTTCCAGGAGCAAAATCAACAATAAAAGTAGACGACTTTGACGATAGAGTAGATGTTATTCCAACAAGTGATCCAGCTATGTTTAGTATGAGTCAAAGAATATCTATGGCACAAACTCAACTTCAACTAGCACAGGCAGCACCACAAATCCATGACTTACAAGAAGCATATAGAAGAATGTATTCAGCGTTGGGCGTCCAAAATATTGACTCCATCTTACCACCTAAAGCTGAGATGGTACCAAAAGATCCAGCAACTGAAAATGGCGAAGCTCTTATGGCAAAGCCACTTAAAGCGTTTCCACAACAGAATCACGATGCACACGTTGCTACCCATTCGGCTTTCTTACAAGATCCAAATATGCAAAAAAATCAAATCGTTATGCAAACGCTTATGGCACATATGCAAGAACATTTGGCGTTAAAGTATAGACAGCAAGTTGAACAAATAATAGGTCAACCTTTACCAGCAGAAGGACAAGTATTACCTCCAGAACAAGAAGCTATGTTATCACAAGCTACTGCACAAGCAACACAGGAGATTAGTCAAATGGCACAACAAATCGCAGGAACAGGACAGTTTGATCCTATAGTAAAATTAAAAGAACAAGAACTTCAGATTGAAGCAGCAGAAGTACAAAGAAAAGCAAGTGCAGATATTGCAAGACAAGAACTTGCTGCAGCAAAATTACAGCAAGAGGGTCAAATAAAACGACAGCAAATACAATCCGATGAGGATATTGCTGCATTAAAAGCAGAAACATCAATAGCAAATAGGAGATAAAAATGGGTAAAAAAGAAGCTCAAAAATATATTCAAATGAAAGAGGATGAAACAGATCCTGATAAAATTCAAATATTAGAATTAGATATTCAAAGAGAATTAGGTCTTGATCCAAAAGATTTAAAAGATGATGTTGTTAAAAAAATGGGTGGTGGCTATATGGGTGGAATGTTTTCTGGTGATGAAGTTCTAGCTGCTGGTAATTCAAAAGGTGGAAGAAAAGCACTTAAAGGAATAAAGTTTAAAGGCGTATTATAATGGATTTCGAATATCTTTTAAAAAAGATAGTCGGAGAACGACGAGCAGAATTAAGCGAAATGCTTATGTCGAATGGTATTGCTAATATGGAACAATACCAAAATGTTATGGGTCAACTTTCTGCATTGACTCATGTAGAAGAAACTTTAAAGTCAATAATAAATAAAAGGGAGAGTACCGAAGATGACTAAAACACTATTCGTTCCTGACCATGTTAAGGAACGCTTGGCTGTTAAGAAAGAAGAACAGTCAAATCCTTTTGATCCTAGAGTTTTGGGATTACCAGAGGATACAGAAAATTTGAGTGCATTAGAAAGAATGCCGAAACCTACAGGTTGGAGAATATTAATCCTTCCTTATACTATTCCAAAAAAGAAAAATGGAATTCATTACGCAGATGAAACAGTCGAAAGAACACAATTAGCAACTAATGTTGGTTATGTTGTTGAACTTGGACCTGATGCTTATAGAGATGAAAATAAATTTCCTGATGGTGCTTGGTGTAAAAAAGGCGATTGGGTTTTATTTGGAAGATATGCAGGATCAAGGTTTAAAATCGATGGTGCAGAGCCTAGATTATTAAACGATGATGAAATTTTAGCAGTGATTCACGATCCTCGTGATGTACAAGTAGTATAAGGAGAAATTATGGAAAATACACAATTACAAGAAAAGCCACAAGATGAGCAATTAAAACTAAATATCGAAGTGGAAGAAGATGAAAAAGACGAGGGTGTTGAAGTAAAAACAGAAGAAGCATCTGAAGAGCCTAAAGAAGAAAATAATAAAAAAGACCAAGAACTAAATGAATATTCTGGTGATGTAAAAAAGAGAATAGATACTTTAACTTGGAAGATGAGAGAAGCAGAACGAAGAGAAAAAGCTGCACTTGATTTTGCTACTAAAGTTAAAAAAGAAAATGACGAACTCTCTAGTAAAATGTCTACTACTGAAAAAAGTCTCAATGAGCAATACAGTGGTAAAATTGAAAGTCAACTTAATGAAGCAAAAAGAGCATATAAATTAGCTTATGCTGAGGGAGATACTGACGCAATGGCTGATGCATCTGCTTTAATTGCAAAATTAAGCGTAGAAGAAGAAAACGCTAAAAAAGAAAAAGCTAAGTTAGACAGTGTAAAAGAAGTTGAAGTAGAAGATCCTCAAAAAGTTGTAAATAAAGCAGTAGAAAAAGCTCCACCACCAGACGCAAAGTCTATAGAGTGGGCTTCTAAAAATCCTTGGTTTGGAAAAAAGAAAGGAATGACCTTTACAGCATACGAATTTCACCGTACACTGACTGAAGAAGAAGGATATGATGCTACATCAGATGAATACTATGCAGAAATCGATAGAAGAATGAGAGAAGAATTTCCAGCAAGTATGTTTGAAGAATCGAATTCAGGAACAACTCGTCCAAACGCCCAGACAGTTGCTCCTGCTACTCGCAATAAAAAAAGTGGGCGAAATACTGTTCGCTTGACTAAAAGTCAAGTGGCTATTGCTAAAAAACTTGGAGTACCACTCGAAGAATATGCAAAACATGTGAAGGAGCCAAATTAATGACTGAAAAACAACAATCACAACAGAACAGATCCTCTCGTGCAAGTGAAACTCGTTCAACTCAAGAACGCAAAAAACTTTGGAGACCAGCATCATCGCTTGATGCACCACAGCCCCCTGAAGGCTATAAATACAGGTGGATAAGAACAGAAGTAAGAGGCTTTCAAGATCAGAAAAATGTTTCTGCCCGATTAAGAGAAGGATACGAGCCTGTTCGCTCTGATGACCATCCAGATTTTCCTGCACCTACTATCGAAGATGGTAAACACGCAGGAACTATTGGTGTCGGTGGGTTAATGTTGGCAAAAGTGCCTGAGGAAGTTGTAGAGGCAAGAACTGAATACTTTCAGGATCAAACTGAAGATCAGATGACTGCAGTCGATAACGACCTCTTGAAAGAGGAACATCCGTCTATGCCTATAAGCAAAGATAGAGGTTCCAAAGTAACTTTTGGTGGTCCAAGAACGAAAGTTTGAGGATTGATTTTAACTATTAAACTAGGAGCGTAAAATGGCAAATATTAATGTCGCTTTTGGCTTGAGACCAGTTTCTAAACTTGGTCAAAATGTCAACAGTACTGGTAATTCAGGATATACTTTTTACGAAATAGCTTCTGATAACTCTAATAAAATCTATCAAGGTTCTCCAGTAATTCCATTAAGCACAGGCTTTATTGATAAAGTTGGTGCTGCAGCAGGAGGAACTGTAGGTCTATTAGGTGTTTTTGGTGGCTGTGAATTTGTATCATCAACAACTGGAAAACCAGTATTTTCTAATGCTTGGCTAGGAAGTGGTGCAGACACTAACTTTCCTATAAAAGCATACGTCTATGATGATCCTATGCAATTATATGCTATAGCATCTGATGCATCGTTAACAAGTGAGGCTACTCTACGTGGTCACGTTTTTGCGAATGCAAATTTTTCAGATGGTGCAGCAGGATCAGATACTACAGGTATTTCTTCAGCAAAGTTAGCAGTAAGCACTATTAATACTACTGCAAACTTAAATCTTCGTATTATGGGTTGGCAAGAAGACGCTAACAATGAAGATTTTACTGCAGCAGGTATTCCTGTAGTTGTAAGACTTAACAACCACTTCAATTCACCAAATGGTGGAATTGCTGCTGGTACCCCATCAACCCTTGGCGTATAGGAGAGAGTAATGGCTATTTCAAGAGCACAATTAGCAAAAGAGCTAGAACCTGGACTGAACGCCCTCTTTGGTATGGAGTTTAGTCGATATGAAAACGAACATGCAGAAATCTTTGATACTGAAACTTCAGATAGAGCATTTGAAGAAGAGGTAATGTTATCAGGTTTCGGAACTGCACCTACAAAGTCAGAAGGAACAGCAGTAAATTTTGATACTGCAAATGAGTCCTTCACTGCTAGGTACACACACGAAACAGTGGCATTAGCCTTCTCAATAACTGAAGAAGCTATCGAAGACAATCTATATGATCGTCTTGGTGCAAGGTATACAAGAGCCCTTGCAAGATCAATGGCACACACAAAGCAAGTGAAAGCAGCATCCATTTTAAACAATGCGTTTACTGCTGGAGCCTTTGCTGGTGGAGACGGTGTAGCATTATGTGATGCATCTCACCCATTAGTAAGTGGTGGAACATTTGCTAACGAGCCATCAACTGCTGCAGATTTAAATGAAACATCTTTAGAAGATGCTTTAATTTCTATCGCAGGATTTGTAGATGAAAGAGGATTAAAGATTGCCTTAAGAGGTATGAAATTAATCATTCCTTCTCAGTTACAGTTCGTAGCAGAGAGACTTATGCAGTCTGCACAGCGTGTAGCAACTGCAGATAACGATATCAATGCTTTAAGAAATATGGGAATGATCCCACAAGGTTATGTAATTAACCATTTCTTAACAGACACTGATGCGTTTTTTATTAAAACCGATGCTCCAAACGGATTTAAGCATTTCGAAAGAGCACCGATTAAAACTCAAATGGAAGGTGATTTCGACACTGGAAATATGAGATTTAAAGCAAGGGAAAGATATTCTTTTGGATTTTCTGACCCTCGTTGTGTTTTTGGTTCTCCAGGAGCATAAAAAAATTAAAAGGGTGACTAGTCAGTCACCCTTTTTTAATATATACTGAAACAAACCTTGACAACTACATGATGTAGTTGACAGTTGCCAAGACAAGGAGTGTAACATGGCTAATACAACTTTTAACGGTCCAGTCCGTTCGGAAAATGGATTTAAATCAATTATAAAAAATTCTACAACAGGTGGTCTCACTAATGAGATGACTTTATCAACTTATTCTACAAGCATAACTATTGCTGCATCAGGAACTGCTTTTAAAGAATCTTCTATAGGAATACCAAGTAATTTTATACCTATGGGTGTAGCTATTACTGTAACTGCAGCAACAACAAATAATGTAAATATTAACGACATAGGAACTGATGCAGATACTGATGGTTATGTTGATGGTATTTCAGCAGGATTAAATAGCACAGGCTTTAAAGGATTCTTCCCATGTAACGGTGTTTTAGGAATGTCTGGTGGTGCTACAACTGCAGCAACAGAAACTGCAGACGAAGTTGAAATGGTAATCTCTGGAGCAGCAGGTGGTTCTGGTGGAACAGTTGCATTGAAATTTTTCGGAATTAGTTCTGATTCACCAACAGCATAACAGGAGGTTATCGTGCCAGGAACAAGGTCTGATGTAAAAGCCTTTAATGTTAATCAGGGAGCCTCTGCTGCAGTAATTGGACCAGCGAGATCAAGAATAAGACAAATAGTTATTTTTGCAGATGCCGCAGGTGCAATCACTATTACAAATGGTAATGGTGGCGATACTTTAATAGCACAGAGTTTTCCAACTGGTTTACATACGCTTAATATTCCTGATAATGGAATATTAGCAGAAAATGGGGCATACTTATCTGCATTTAGTGGCAGTAGTAATAAGTTAACAATCTTCTTGTCATAAAGTGTTATGGCAAGAAGAAAAGAAAAGCCAATAAAGACTTCAGTAAAGTCTGGAAATTTTCGTCCTACAAAATCTGGTGCAGGAATGACTAAGAAAGGCGTTGCTGCATATAGACGAGCAAATCCAGGAAGTAAACTTAAAACTGCTGTTACAGGTAAAGTAAAGCGTGGCAGTAAAGCAGCAAAAAGAAGAAAGTCTTTTTGTGCAAGATCTGCTGGTCAAATGAAGAAATTTCCAAAAGCAGCAAAAAATCCAAATAGTCGTTTAAGACAAGCAAGAAGAAGGTGGAAATGTTAAAGAAAAAACCAATACCTAGACCTAAAGAAGAAGATTTAACTCCTACTCAATTAAGAACAAAGTACAGAGTAATGATACAAAATAAATTAAATAGTATGGATAAAAAAGATCGGTTATCCTTTTTAACAAAGGAATTAAAAAACTTAGGAACATTTAAAATAGAAGATTAAGATGACAGCAAAAGAATTATTAAAAATGTTAGAAAAACACGAGCAAGTATGTAATGCACGTTTCGATGGAATCAATAATAAATTAAATAAGCTTGATACCAGACTCTGGGGTATTTATGGGGTTATTATTGGAGTAGCAGTTTTAGAGAAGTTTTTTTAATGGTAATGGGTAGAGCCCAAATGAGTAAACAGGTGACTAAGTCACCAGGAAAAAGGAAGTGGAGTGCTAAAAGGAAGAGGAAAATCAATTGTGCCAGACCTCGTGGATTTTCTGAAAAAGCACATTGTGCCTCTAAAAAAAGGAGAAGTCGTAAGAGGTGAACCAATTAAAGTTTGTCATAAGTGTAAAAAACGAGAGTGGATGTGCACTTGTTGGAAGATAATGAAAGGAAAATATTATGGGTAAAAAAGACGCATGTTATCACAAAGTAAAAGCAAGATATAGAGTTTTTCCATCAGCTTATGCTTCAGGTGCTATTGCAAAATGCAGAAAAGTAGGTGCTGCAAATTATGGTACTGGTGGTAAAAAGAAAAAGTCTACTGTAAAAAAAGCTAGTAACGGTGGTTATATGAAAGCAAAACGACCAACTAAAGTTAAAAATATAGCTAGAGGTTGTGGTGCTATAATGTCTAATAGAAGAAAGAAAACAAGAAAAGCATAATGGCTGTTCGAAAAACAAAAGCAGGCTTAGCACTTAAGCGTTGGTTTAAAGAAGATTGGAAAGATGTTAGGACTGGCAAAAAGTGTGGTAGAAAAAAAGGTGAAAAAAGAGGTACGCCTTATTGTAGACCAAGTAAGCGTATTTCTTCTAAAACACCAAAAACAACAAAAGAGATGACATCTGCAGAAAAAAGAAGTAGAATAAGACAAAAGGTAAAATTAGGACAACCAAGTAAGGGTAAACCAAGAAACGTAAAAGCACTAAGAAGAAAAAGGAGAAAAGCATGAGTAAAGAAAAGAAATCTGAAGATAACCCTACATTAAGAGATCTGTCAAAGCGATCTAAATTAGCTGATCTAAGAGACCCTTCAAAACGAAAATCAAACAAAGACATGCAAGTCAATGCTAAAAAAGGTGGTGGTCTTGCAAGTGCAATAAACAGAGTAAAAAGACAGCAAGGTGTACAGGGCATGAGTAGAGGTGGCTTATCAGGAGGTAATCCAAGTGGAGCCCCTAAAAGAATGGTTCCAGACCCAGCAATAAGTGTAGTAAATCCAGGAAAAAATGTTGATGTAACACTTATGGCAAAAGGTGGTTATATGGATGAAGAAGTCGAAAAGATGATGATGGGTGGCTACATGGCGTATAAGGATGATAAGTAATGGCTACTTCTGGTTCTACAGATTTCGAACTTGCTGTTGATGACTATATCGAGGAAGCTTTTGAACGCTGTGGTTTAGAAGTTAGAACAGGGTATGATTTTAGAACTGCTAAAAGATCGTTAAATCTTTTATTTGCAGATTGGGCGAATCGTGGTTTAAATCGATGGACAATAGTACAATCTACAGTTACACTTTCACAAGGAACTGTTGAGTATACCCTAGCAGCAGATACAATAGATATTCTTTCTGCAGTTATAAGAGAAAATGCTGGGGCTACTAATCAACAAGACACTACTGTAAATCGTATAGGACGTGATACATATTTAAATCTATCTAGTAAATTATCACAATCTAAACCTACACAATATTATATTGATAGACAGATTACACCTAAAATAAGAGTATTTCCTTCTCCTAATACTACTTATACACTTGTAATTGATAGGCTTACTCGTATAGAAGATGCAGATAGTGCTTCTAATACTGTAGACGTTCCTTTTCGTTTTTACCCATGTCTTGCTGCAGGATTAGCTTATTATATTTCTATAAAAAAAGCACCAGATAGAATACAAATATTAAAAAGTATTTATGAAGAAGAGTTTGATAGAGCTGCATCAGAAGATAGAGATAGAACAAGTTTAAAAATTTTACCTTATGAAAGATATCTCTAATGAGTTTTGCAAGAGGAAAATTTGCATTTTTTATATCAGATCGAAGTGGTATGAAGTTTCCTTATAGAGAAAGAATAAAGGAATGGAATGGCTCTATTGTACATAAATCAGAATATGAAGAAAAGCACCCACAACTTGATCCTCATCGTTCAGTAGTCGATGCTGAAGCTTTACGAGATGCACGACCTGATACTAAAGTTATTAATCCAGTAGAAAATTTATTAGGTTTAAATTCTTTTATTACATCTTCAAGTGGTTCTGCAGTGCTAACGGTTATTGAACCTAATCACGGAAGGTCTACAAGTGATACTGTTCGATTTAGAAAAGTATTAGGGTTTGATGGTTTTTCTACTAATATCTTGACACAAGCATCAGGATATACTATAACCAAAGTTGATGATAATTCTTATACATTTACTGCGAGTAGTGGAACTGCTACGATAGGAAATGTAAGAGGGGGTGGTAGTGATTCTACTGCTGGACCTGTAACGCTAGGGGCATAGATGAGTTTTACATATACACAACTAAAAACAGCGATACAAGATTACACAGATAATACTGAAACAACTTTTGTAAATAACCTCGATAATTTTATCAAAGCGTGTGAAGAAAAAATATTAAAGTCTGTAGATTTAGAATTTTTTAGAAAAAATGTAACTTCGACACTAACAAGTAGTGATAAATTTTTAAGTGTACCAGACGATTATTTAGCTTCATTTTCTTTACAAATTACTACAGCTAGTTCTGAAACATTCTTATTACAAAAAGATGTTAATTTTATACAAGAAGCATATCCTCCTTCTGCATCGACTGGTGTACCAAAATACTATGCAATTTTTGACATAGATAATTTTATTTTAGCCCCTACACCAAATAGTGCATATACAGTTGAATTACATTATTTTTATAGACCTACGTCAATAACAGCTTCTGGAGATGGAACTTCTTGGTTAGGAACGAATGCACCTTTTGCTTTGCTTTACGGATCACTTATAGAAGCTTATAGTTTTATGAAAGGTGAAACAGATGTTTTATCTAATTATAACGGTTTATTTACACAGTATTTAGATAGACTAAAAGACTTAGGTGAAGCAAGAGAAAACACAGATGGTTATAGAGTTGGTCTACCATCAAGACCGAGAACATAGGAGTAAAAGATGGCAACAGCAAATGCAGCAACTAATTATCTAGAAAGAAGATTATTACATTTTTTGTTTAAAAATAATTCTTTATCTTTCGCAACACCAGGAAACAGTATTTATGTAGGATTGGCAACTGCTGTATCCGCAGCAGAAACTGGATCTGTAACAGAAGCTAACTTTACAAATTATCAAAGAGTACAAGTTACACCAACTGCTGTAGGAAATACAGGTGGATGGACAATGATAGGATCTGATTCTACGGATACTCAAACAGCAACTAATCAAAATAATATAGAGTTTCCAGCCTCTGGTGGGACAAACAATACAATTACACATGTTATAATTGCAGATGCAGCAAGTAGTGGAAATATATTATTTGTAGGAGCATTAGACGTACAAAAGGTAATTGAAACTGGTGATATATTTAGAATTAACGCAGGAAACCTTACAATAGAGTTGAAGTAATGGCATTAGTAATATCAGACAGAATTAAGGAAACTACAAATACAGTAGGTACACAGACTTATCAACTAGAAGGTGCAGTCACTGGGTTTGAAACTTTTGCTTCTAATCTATCTAATGGTGACACCACTTATTATGCAGTTACAGATAACACAAACTTTGAAGTTGGTTTAGGTACAATAAATGAAGGCACTTCTCAAACTATAAACTACACAGTTACAGTAGCTAATGTAGGAGGAATAAATGTCTTTGTCTTAAATGGTGTAAACAATCCAGTTATTACGTTTGTAAAAGGTTTTACTTATGTATTTGATGTTAGTGATAATACTAATGGATCACATCCATTAAGATTTAGAACATCTGCTGATGCTTCTTATACAGATGGCGTTTCAGTTAGTGGTACACAAGGACAAGCAGGTGCTACAGTTACAATCGTTGTAGCAAGTGATGCACCATCTACATTAAAATACTATTGCACTATTCATGGTAATGCTATGGGTAATACTATCAATGTTATCTCTGCCGTAGCCACATTAGCAAGAACAACAATTTTAGCTAGTTCAAATAGTAATAATGCAGTTAGTTTTGGAACTGGAGCTAAGACTATATTTTGTACATTGCCTGCTGGTAAAGCAGTAATAAAAGATGCAAGTAATAATATCAATGGTACATTTGTAGGAAATATAACTGGTAATGTTACAGGTAACGCTTCTGGTACAGCCGCAACAGTAACAGGTGCAGCACAAACAAACATTACATCTGTAGGCACATTAACTGGATTAACAATAAATGGTGATGCAACATTAACAAAGTCAAGTGGCGATACTAAGTTATTTCTTGAAGCAGATAGTGATAATGATACAGAAGGTGATAATGCTTTTATTATTTTTAAACAAGATGGTGGTGTAGAAACAAGTGCTGTTTGGACTGGCAATTTTGGTGGTTCAAATGATAACGCTTTAAATTTAACTAATTCTGGAGCATTTGGTGGAGGTATTCGTTTTGGAACAACAGCTACAAATGGTGGTTGGGAAACTGCAACAGAACGAATGAGGATTGATAGAATTGGTGATATTACTATCTTTGGTACAAATGGTGATATAAAATTTGATTACTCTGCTGATACTTTAACTTTTGAAGATAATATAAAGGCAGTATTTGGTACTGGTGGTGATTTAGAAATATACCATGATGGTAGTAATTCTATAATTGAAGATATTGGAACTGGAGGTTTACGTCTTAAGACTGGTAATGCAGGTAGAATACAATTTGAAAATGCAGAAGGTGATACTCTTGCAAAATTTGATGGTAATGGCAATAATGAATTATATCATAACAATGTTAAAAAGATTGAAACCACATCTGATGGTGCAACAGTTACTGGTGATTTAACAACAACTGCTGATATAGAATTAGGTCATGCAAGTGACACAACTATAGCAAGAGCAAGTGCTGGAGTTGTAACTATAGAGGGCAATACAGTATTAACAACAGGTAACTCAGATGCACCATCAACCACAACATCAAGCAGTGATGCAGATTTTGTTTTAATAGATGATGGGGGTACTATGAAAAAGATTACACCATCTAATTTAGGAATAACTGCTGGTGCAGCTTCACTGGATGATGCAACAGCATTAGCAATAGCGTTAGGATAAGATATGGCAAATACATTTAAAACAATAACTCACACAGCAATGGGAAATAACGCAGGAACACCAGAAACATTATATACAGTTCCAAACTCACCATCTACAACAACAGTAGTTATAGGTTTAACTTTATGCAATATTACAACTTCAAGTGTTTTAATTGATGTTCATTTAGAGAGTGATACAACAAATACTGGTCAAGCACAAAATGCAAATATACATCTAGCTAAAGATGTTCCTATAGCAGTTGGTTCTAGTTTAGAATTATTAACTGGTGGTAAATATGTTTTACAAGCCACAGATATTTTAAAAATAGATTCCAATGTAAATGGAGCAGTAGATGTGTCCTTAAATATAATGGAGATTACATAATGTCATTAAGTACAATAGCTTCAAATCAAATTAAAAACGATACTATTGTTGATGCAGATATTAATTCAAGCAGTAATATTGCCACAACTAAACTTGCCACTGGAGCTGTTATACAAACTGTAACATCTAGAAGTACAACGGAAACTAATGTACAAACCAGTGGCTCTTTTACTGATATAACTGCAAGTCAAATTTCTGTTACATCAAAACTTGCGAACAGTTCTTTTTTCTATCAAGCGTCATTATCCGCTGAAAGTGATGTAGGTGCTAGTTATCAAAATTATATTAGAATGGCATATACAGTAAATGGTGGAAGCACTGTTGTGCATGATGCTACAAAAGTTTTTAATAGCAATTCAATCAGAAATGAACAAGGAGGCATGGGCATAAGTATGACTTATCTATTTGATGGTATAACTCATTCAGTAGGAACAGTTTTTGTTTTCTTTATTCAATACCAAAAAAGTAGTTCATCAAGCGTTCATTTTAATCAACAATCTTTGTCTGGACAGCCAACTAGCACATCAAATGCGTCGTCTATTTTAGTTCAGGAGATAGCAGTATGAGTTATATTGGAACAGCACCACCACAAACTTTTTCTACTGCTACAAGTCAGTCTTTTAGTGGGAATGGCAGTACAACTGTATTTACTTTAAATAGAGCAGTAAATAGAAATGAAGATTTAGAAGTGTTTGTTGAAAACGTACAACAAAAACCAGCAACAAGTTATACTGCATCTGGAACAACTTTGACTTTTCAAGCAGCACCAGGATCTGGAACAAATAATATTTATGTTATATTTAGAAACTTTGCTATACCAAGTGCAGGTGGTCCAAGTTTAGCGAATAATAATTCTTTTGCTGGAGTTAACAATTTTGCACAACCTTTAGTAAACTCTGGTACAATAGCTAGTGATATAACAATAGCTAGTGGAGAAAGAGCAATGATGGCTGGAGATATATCTATAAACTCATCAACTACAGTTACAGTAAATGGAGTGTTAACAATCGTATGAGTCAGTTATTCGTAGATTCAATAGAGCCAAAGACCAGTGGTGAAGTAGTATCAATTAACAGAGGCAAAGGTCAAGTATTAGAGGTTTTGTCTAGTTTATGTGACGGAAGTACAGTCGAAGTTATAAGTGGATCGTATACATTTCAAAATGTAACAGCAGTTCAAAATGGAACAACAAGTTATGAAGATTTAACTGGAAGTACACTATCTTATAAGCCACCCACAGGAACGAAAAAAGTGATCTACGAGTTTATTTATCAAATTGCTTTAGCAGATAATCCTCCTTTGGGACATCATAAGTTCTTTATTGATAGCGTAGAAGTTACAAATGCAAGGTGGAATTCTGGAGCAAATGGACTTTATGGAATGATGCAAACATTTAAATGGATTATAAACTGTAATGCCACTTCTAATGTTGCAGCTGACGGCTCTTTTACATCTTGGAATGCTTTAAAAGAATTAAAAATACAAGCTAGAGAATATGGGACTAGTAATGAATGCCAATGGCATGCAACCCATTATTGGGACGGAGTAACAAGTGAACAATTTCATAGACCAGTACTTACAATTACGGCAATAGGATAAGTTATGAGTGGAATCATAAAAGCAACAAACTTAGAAGTCGCTAATATAAAAGATAGTACTGGCACTAATACTGCTTTGACAATAAGTAATGCTGGTGTTGTTACACCAAAAACTACAAGTTATGTTTGGGTTTATCCACAAGGAACAAGTGGCTATACAACTGTTGCTGCCAATGCTTTTGTACCATTTAATACTATATATCAGAGTGCTGGAAGTGGTAGTTCTGATTTTAATACTTCAACATATAAATATACTGCTCCAGTTAAAGGATTATATTATATAGAATTTCGCACTATATCATCAAGTGCAAGTGATAATAAAGCATTTCGTTTAAATGTTGATGGAAATGTAATATCACAAACATTTTGGGCAAGAGATACTAGAGCATGTAGTGGTAGTCCAACAATTTTATTAAATGCAAATCAAGTTGTAGGAATAGATGCTCATGGTACTTCTTATTATTATAGAAACTCTAATACTATGCCACATGAAGATGTATATACAAGAATGATTATAAATTTAATTCAGGAGCTTACATAGGATTAAGATATGACAAGTAAATTAAAAGTAGAACAGATAGCACATACTAACAATGTTTCTGCTATGACTATTAACAGTAGTGGTGTTGTAAATCGTTCTGTTATACCAGCTTGGAGAGTTAGCCTATCTTCACAAGAATCTAGATCAGCTACCACAGAAGCTGTTATACAATTTGATGAAACAAGTAATAATTTTTACTTTTTACAAGGAGGTTGCACTTTAGGAAGTGGAGCAATAACTGTTCCAGTAGCTGGAATCTATCACGCTAGTGCTAATGTAAGAGTAGATAGTATAGGAAGTGGTTTTGTGGTTGTAAGAATAAGAGTAAATGGGACTAATGCTGGTTCAACTTATACAATTTATGGAACTGGAAGCACATTATATGATTCTTTTACTCCATCAGACACATTTAGCTTATCTGCCAATGATACATTAGAAGTTACAGCGTATGCAAGTGTAGACACATCTTGGACAGTTCATGGAGTAAGCTCGTTTAGTGGACATTTAGTAGGATAAATTATGACTATAAGTAAAATACAATCAGAATCAATAAATAGAAGTGATTTAACTGGAAGTATTTTACAAATAAAATCTTTTACTCTAACTTCAGCAACAAGCTCAACAGCAGATGGATTTGTTGACACTGGTTTACAATTAGCCATTACTCCTTCTTCAGCATCAAGTAAAATATTAATAACTGGATTTATAAATGTTGGTGCTAGTTATTTTAAAACTTATATACGCTTACTAAGAGATAGTACAGTTTTATCAGTAGGAGATTCTGCTAGTAATAGACCACAAGTTTATTCATCAAGTGCACCAGGAGGTTCAGATTGGGATGAATATAATGTAACATCACTTTCTTTAAATCTTTTAGATTCACCAAACACAACATCTTCAGTAACTTATAAGGTGCAATATAGACCCTATGATAATACAGCTACTACTGCATTTATTAATAGAAGTTCTGCTGATAGAGATAATGCAGACTATGATGAAAGAAGCATATCAGTAATGACACTTCAGGAGATTGCAGGATGAGTTATATAGGTAACAACCCAAATCAAGGTTCATTTTTTATACAAAAGTTTACAGGTGACTCAACCACTACATCTTTTCCATTAAATCAAAATATAACAGATGGATCACAGTTATTAGTGACTATAGGTAACGTAGTTCAAGAAGAAGGTTCTGGTTTTGCATATACTGCATCTGGTAATACTTTAGTATTCTCAGAAGCTCCAGCTAATGGAGATAAGATAGTTGTAAGATTTTTAGGTGTATCACTTGCTACGCCAACAAGTTATACTAATGCAGTTAGATTTAGATATATTGCAACAAGTGGTCAAACTGTATTTACAGGTGAAGATTCAAATGGTGCAACACTAGACTACACAATTAATAATATTGATGTATACTTAAATGGTGTAAGGCTAGATCAATCTGACTTTACACAAACAAATACAAGCACTATAACTTTAGCATCTGGTGCAGCAACAAGTGATGAATTAGTTATAGTTGTATTTAAAGTTATACAGATAGCAAGTGCAGGTGGTGGTATGTATAAAGGCGATAGTGGAACAATAAATAGTGCTGGAGCAGCAGATATATTTAGAGTGCATCAAGCACAACTTGATACAAATACAACGATAGAATCAACAGAAAATGCTATTGCAGCAGGTCCATTGACTATAGCTGCAAATAAAACATTAACGATACAAGGTAATTTGAGTATAGTATGAGCCAGATAAATGTAGATACAATAGCACCTGCAACAACTGGTGGAATAGTTAATTTAAAACCATGTACTTTTGCAATGGCTCAAGGTTCAGCACAATCTTTAGCTAACAATACTCAAACAACTCTTACATTTGATCGCACAAT